AAAGATAGGTTCAAGTGGAGATTCCGCAAAGATAGGTTCAAGTGGAGATTCCGCACAGATAGGTTCAAGTGGATATTCCGCAAAGATAGGTTCAAGTGGATATTCCGCAAAGATAGGTTCAAGTGGAGATTCCGCAAAGATAGGTTCAAGTGGAGATTCCGCACAGATAACATCCGAGGGTAAAGATTCAGTTGTTATGGCAGCAGGTTATAATTCGATAGCAAGAGCAAAAATCGGCAGTTGGATAACATTAGCTGAATGGGTAAAAACTGACAGTACAGGTGAAAAAGGAAATTGCATATGGAAACCTAAGTGTGTAAAAACTGAATATGTAGACGGAAAGTATATCAAAGAAGATACATTCTACAAATTAGTAGATGGCGAATTTAAAGAAGTAGAAAGCGAGGAATAATTATGGCAGAGAATGCACAGTTAGTTGAATATGAATCAAATGGAGAAATGGTAAAAATTTCTCCAACAATGATAAGAAGATACCTTGTAAATGGCGGCGGTAATGTATCTGACGGAGAAGTAATGATGTTTATGTCATTATGCAGATACCAGCACTTAAATCCGTTTTTGAGAGAAGCATACCTTATTAAGTATGGAAGCAACGACCCAGCCACAATAGTTACTGGAAAAGATGTTTTTACAAAGAGAGCCAATGCAGACCCACGATATAAGGGAAAGAAAGCAGGAATTGTTGTAATTAAAAAGGACGGAGCTGTTGAAGAGCGAGAGGGAACAATGGTTTTACCTAACGAAACTATCGTAGGTGGCTGGGCAAAAATTTTTATTGACGGAAAAGAGGACGAGTATCAGTCAGTAGGCTTTGATGAGTACGCAGGAAGAAAAAAAGATGGTTCGCTTAACAGCCAATGGGCAAAAAAACCGGCTACAATGATTAGAAAAGTAGCTGTTGTACAGGCTTTAAGAGAAGCATTTCCGGATAGATTTCAAGGTTTATATGCGCAAGAGGAATTTCAGAATATATCAGATGTAAAACTTGATACAGAAAAGGTTGTTGCTGATGAGATTAAAGAAAACGCAAACAGCGTTGTTTTTGACGAATCAGACATTATCGACAGCACAGCCACAGAAGTAACCGAAGAACAGGCAGAAGATAGCACATTACCGCCATTCATGCAGAATGAGGAGAGTTGATATGAGAGTAATATCACAGACAGGAAAAACAGATGTTCCTTATGAGAATTTTGTTTTTTCAATATTAAATAGTAGCGGTGGGAATTGTGGAATTGTTGCAGTTAAAAATGTCGCAGAACCGCCGGAAGTGTTTATGAATAGCCTTATAGCAACTTATTCCACCGAAGAAAAGGCAATTAAGGCTATGGAAATGCTTAGAAAAGTATATGAAAATAATGTGTTTTATCATTGCATAGCCGGTTCAAAGCGTTTTGAAGAAGTGCAGAGTATTTTGAGCGAGGAACAATTTCGGAAAGCTACAACAGAGTACTTTCAGTTCCCACAGGATGATGAAATCGAGGTGTGAGTATGAGATTGAAATGCTTAGGCTCATCATCAGCCGGAAATTGCTATCTGCTAACTTCCGACAGCGGAGAAACACTTATCCTTGATTGTGGAATCCCAATTAAGGAGATTAAAAAAGGCTTAGATTGGCATATAAGGGGGATTACGGGTGTGATTATAAGTCACACCCACCTCTAGACCATAGCAAGTCGTTAAACGATTTTAAATCAATGGGAATACCAATTCATGCACCATATATACAATACGCACAACACGAGGGCATACATCGTTATCACACGATACCATTTAGCGGTTTTAAAGTTAAGGCATTTGCCCTAACAACAATAGATGGAAGCTGGACACATACAGACGCAAGCGGCGAGCCTTGTCCGATATTTGGCTTTTTGATAACTCACAAGGAAATGGGAAGAATGCTTTATATAACCGATTGTGAGGTTGTCAAGTGGAAGTTTAGAGATATAAACCACATTCTCTTGGGTGTGAATTATGACAAGGATTTAATCGACAGGGATAACACAGGCAAAGCTAATCACGTTTTCAGAGGTCACTTATCCATTGACACAGCTTGTGATTTTGTTAAAGCAAATTATTCAGACAGCTTGCAGAATGTCATAATGTGCCATTTATCGAGCGAAAATGCCGATAGAGATAGTTTCGTTGAGAAAATGAAGAAAGTTGCTTGTGGGGCGAATGTAGATGTTGCAGAGCGCAACAAGGAATGGCAACTTGCTAATCCTAATGAGTGCCCGTTTTAGAAAGGAGAATTGAAATGAAGAAATCTGAACCAAAAATGATTTTAAATATATCTCTCAATAGCGAGGAAATTGAAGAAAAGGTCAAGATTGCTATGGACGAATATGTAGAGAAAGTTATTTATAAAAATCTTGATGAAGAAATTACAAAAATTGTTGACAAAAGAATTGAAAAACTTACATCTGCTTCAAGCTGGAGTAGTGACAGGAAAATACAGGGTGTTTCTTTTGAACAGTTTGTGAAAGAAAGGACCGAAAAAACTATCGGCGATTTTGTAGAAAAGAATATCAAAGAAATTCTTGCTAAGAGATTTGCTGAAATTATGACAGATAGGAGTTTTGACAATGATTAAAGGCAGAAAAGTTTATGACCTATTAACTGATACTTGGAGTACAGGTTATTGGGTTGCGGATGATAAAGGGAATTATTACCCAGTGTGGTAGAAGAAAAATGCCCCTTATTAGAAAGGAGATTATATGGCTAAATACAAAGATATTTTTGGAAATGTAAGAGAGTGTGAGGATAAAACAATAACAATCAGCCTTGAAAGATACAATACTTTGATTATTAAAGAAGCTATTGCCGATTGTCTTGTAGAAGCCAAGAAGAAAGAGAAAGAAGATGATTAAGAGGGAAAGGAGCAGTAATGGAGAGATTAACAAGTAACAAGACAACATCTGATATGAATATGCTTGAATTGGCATATAACAGCTGTTATGCAGATGAAAAATGTAATGCGAGATACAGGAATTACGAATTAGATATCGACAGCAGGGAACTTGTAAGAAAACTTATTAAAGATATATGTAAAGAAGATTTATCTTATATGTCAGATGAAGAATTTGACGAATACGTGTCTGAAATGCTGTCAGTTGAAATAGATAGTCAGATAGGATTATTAGCTGTATTTTATCGTAATTTATGGGCCATGGCTGAGTTAAGGGAGAAGTTAAAAGAATATGAGGATTTAGAGGAACAGGGCAGACTAATTAAGTTACCTTGTAAAGTGGGAGATGTGGTCTATGCCTATTGCAACGAATTTGGGATATTAGAATATGAGGTAGACAGTATTGTTATAGACAAACATATCACATATCAATGCAGTGCATATTCTGAACCTATTGGAGACTGCCCAAGTGAATGTTTGGATGAAATAGAACCAGACATTTCAGATTTTGGCAAAACAGTATTCCTCACAAAATCCGAAGCCGAAGCAAAACTGAAAGAATTGAGAGGTAGAGAAAATGAGTGATAAGCAGAGCAATCTTACAGACAAAGGAATGAAAGATTTACAGAGCATAGTAACTGACACATTAGCAAGTATATGCGCTATGGCGGATAAGCATAACATTGACAGAGATAGTATGCTGAAATACTACGCCGATATGCTCGTGGCTTTTACAGAAGTGGCAAGCATACAAAATTATGAAACTAATCACACTTGTAACTGCCAGCACAACAGCAATTCGAGAGATAATGAGCCTTGTTGCAAATGTGGTAGAAAAAAGACCAATGCCGACAGAATCAGGAATATGTCGGATGAAGAGTTAGCAGAATGGATTTACTACCATAACACTAAATTTTCAAGTGAAAAGCAGTGGCTTGAATGGCTTCAAGCAGAATAGGAGAAAATATGGAAGATAGATATTTATTCAAGGGTAAGTTTGATGATTCCGGCAGATGGGTTAAAGGGCAACTTGTTGAAGTAAATGACACTTATTTGATTATTCCGAATCATGCAATCAAAATATTAGCCGGTTGGTTTTCAACATCAAATATTATAGAAGTAAAGAAAGATACCATCTGCCAATGCACAGGCTTAAAAGATAAGAATGGTAAGCTGATTTGGGAAAATGACATCATGGTTGCACATTTAGATGATGAATATCCAGAAGATGAGACTTATATAAGAATTTTGTGGCGTGGAAGTGAATTTTGCTCAAAAGAAAATGGAAGCGAAGATATAGCACCAATTGACAAATTTGACAGAGAACATTTTGAAGTGTGCGGCAACATTTTTGACAATAAAGATTTATTAGAAAGTGAGGAATAATATGGCAAAAATATTTAGATTTAGCGGCTATTTAGTTTCCAATCGTGAAAATATTTCACTCGAAGATATATATGATGTGATAAGTGATGTAGGATATGACGAAAATTGGCAACAGTTACATATCGAACAGTCGGAAGAATTTAATCTTGATGGCGAAGATAAGTCAAACTGTGACCTTGCGTTACTCACAAGGCATTTTAAGGCAGATAACATCAGTACAGAATTTGACAGACCTTTACCACAGAAAGGCGAGAAATATAAGCATTTCAAGCTAGGCAAGATTGTTACTATTATCGGTATTTCAAGGCATACAGAAACAGAAGAAATATCAGTCGTGTATGAATATGAGGGGCATATCTGGAACAGACCTCTTGAAATATTTATGAGCGAGGTTGATAAGGAGAAATATCCTAATACAGAACAGAAATACAGATTTGAGTTAGTAGAAAGTGAGGAAAAGCAATGAATCGTGTAATTTTATGTGGCAGACTGACTAGAGAGCCAGAGGTAAGATATTCACAGACAGCAAACGGAAGTATGGCAGTAGCAAAGTACACATTAGCTGTTGACAGAGCTTTCAAGAAAGAGGGCGAACAGGCAGCAGACTTTATTAACTGTATCGCATTTGGCAAGAATGGAGAGTTTGCAGAGAAGTATTTGCACCAGGGAACTAAGATAATCGTTGAGGGTAGATGGCAGACAGGCAACTACATTAACAAGGACGGACAGAAAGTCTACACTAATGATTGTGTTGTTGAAAAACACGAATTTTGCGAAAGTCGTTCTAATCAGAAGAATAATAACAGTAACGGAATTATGGGCGGTAATGCTAGTTCAGACAGCTTTATGTCAATTCCAGATGGCGTAGCTGATGAGGGATTACCATTTGATTAAAGAGGTGTAAGTATGACAGAGAGTGAAGCAAACACAATCTTGAAAGCAGAGATAGTACATCATCCAGAGTGTTCAATTTTTGCAGAAGCGCTTGGTCTTGCAATACAGGCACTTGAAAAAGTACAACAGTACCGGGAAATTGGCACACCGGAAGAATTACAGGATATGAAAAGCAATTATTTTGAAGCATTAAGCGATTGGCGTCAATATCGCAAGATTGGGACTTTGGAAGAGTGCCGGACGGCGAGAGAAAAGCAGATACCGAAGAAACCTATATTTAACCATAACCTTAGTGATACTCTTTCTGTATTCCATTGTGAATGTGGAAACGCAATCAAAGTCAGCCACGATATAGGAATAATGAATAACAACAATGCACCGAATTACTGTAGCAAGTGCGGTTGTAGGTTAGATTGGAGCGATGAAGAATGAGATTGATTGATGCGGATAAATTATTAGAAACCTTACAAGACCTAGAACCGCATTGTGATAACAAAGATTCTGAGCATGGAATGTTAAAAATGATGAGATATTATATGCCTCAAATTATCAATGATGAACCGACCGCTTATGATATAGATAAGGTTGTAGAAAAGTTAGAACAGAAAATGAAGAGAGCGAGGGATAAGGAACAGGAAAATACATCAGAGTATTTTGAAGGTGAGGCAGATGGCTTTGAATTTGCAATTGAGATAGTAAAGGCAGGTGGTAACGCTTGAATTATCAAAACATAGCGAGAGCCAAAGCAATAGAACAGGAAAACAAAAAGCGACTATTGAAGCTGAATCCAAAGCTGAATGATAAAAGCGGAATATATTTCTTACTCCGAGAAGATGAAAACGGATTTAAGTATGCGTATGTCGGACAGGCGGTACATACACTTAGCAGATTGGCAAGCCACCTTGTAGGCTATGAACAGCACATAGACCTTAGTTTGAAACGACATAAGCTGTACGACAAAGAGAAAAATCCTTATGGTTGGCGAGTTGAATTTCTGAATTTCCCCGAAAGCCAGCTTGACGAAAAAGAGAAGTATTACATCAAACTGTACGCTGATAAAGGCTATCAGCTTAGGAATGTCAGCTTAGGCGGTCAAGGAGAAAATCGTGCTAGTGGTTCAATAGGTGAGAGAAAAGCACCTAAAGGCTATATGCAGGGCATGCAGCAAGGAAAAAAGGTGTTAGCGAGGGAATTATCGTCTATCGCTGAAAAACACCTTATAATCCGCTTAAAGCCCGAAAAAGAGCACAACAAGGTATCGCAGAAACAGTATGAGAAATTTATGGATTTATTGAAAGCGGGTGAAGATAATCAATAAAGACTATGACTGCCATTGTTGGAACGATTATCCGAACGAGAATCATAAATACTATGGATGTTCAGATACACCGAAAAAGAGTGGTAAATGGAAATGTGTTGATTGTTACGAATATGTCGGCAAGTCTAAGTTTGGAGCAACACATTGTAAGAAAAAAAATAAAGGAGCGGTAATAATGACGATTGATGAAGCCATATCTGAATTTAAAGAAAGAGCAGAAGATAGTAAAAAAATTTCAGAATTAGGCATGAAAAGTTACATTCCAAAGGAAAAAGAAGAGAAACAGCTTGTGGAGTGGTTGGAAGAGTTGAAATCATACAGAGCTTCGGTATTTAGTGGAGATATGACGCAGAAAATGCTGGAAGAAGAATATTGCAAGGCGGTTGATGATTTTGCAGAATCGGTCAAAAATTTAATCATAAATTTGTCTGTAATCAGGTTTAAAGACATTGATGAGATAGCAGAACAGTTAAAGGTAGGTAAGTAAATGAAAATTATAACAAAGAAGAAAGCTGATGAAATTCTGAAAAGAATTACTGCAAATGAAATTATTCAGATAGAGTACGGACTGCACGATATGGAAGCAGAAACAAAGTCAACGGAAAATAGAGCAGAAATAGCTTTTATTGTCGGTGGAATTAAGGGAATGGATAAGGTGCAGAATACATTAAGAAAAAGATATAACAACTTATTAAAAATCAAAGAAAGTGAGTGATTCAGAGTGAAGATTTTAAGCAAGAAGAAATACAATAAACTCATTGAAGATTTTGAGGAATCGCAGAAAAAGGTTGAGGAACTCAAAAGGATAAATGAAAGTCTTGGGAAGAAGCTAGAGGATAAAAAGACAAGTTGCAAGCTGAATAATGGCAAGGATTTCTGTTTTAAATGTCAAAACTCTTACAGATACAAGACATACTGGGGAGCGACAGAATACGAAAAATGCGGTTGTTTGCTTGATGTGCCTTGCGAATGTTTTGAAAGAAAGGGAATTGGAGAATGAATGATTGCAATGGCTGTAGATACGAAAACAGCACAGATATAGAGGTGCATTTAGAATTTTGTACGAATTGTAAAAGAGCCTATTCCAATGAAGAAGATAGGGAATTTCACGAAGATAAGTATAGAACCATAGACTAAAAATCAAAGAAAGGAATAGGTTGTGCGCACATAAAACCGAGGTTTCCTTTTGGTAAGAGAAAATGGATTTTGAAAATTATTCTTGTGATAATCAAATGAGCATATTTGACTTCACAAGAGAACCAATTAGCATAACAAAGCCTATTCGCTTAATAGAACTTTTCGCCGGCTACGGCAGTCAGGCAATGGCACTAAAGAGAATAGGCGCTAAGTTTGAACATTACAGAGTTGTGGAGTTTGATAAGTATGCCATAGCAAGTTATAACGCAGTACATGGCACAGATTTTCCCACAATGGACATAACAAAGGTTCATGCAGGAGATTTGAATATCTGCGACACAAATACATTCACTTACTTACTTACTTACTCTTTTCCTTGTACGGATTTATCAGTTGCCGGAAAACAAGCTGGAATGTCTAAGGGCAGTGGTACAAGGAGTGGTCTGTTGTGGGAAGTTGAGAGAATACTAACAGAAATTAGAGATAGCAGCGGAGAATTGCCACAGATTTTATTCATGGAGAATGTACCACAAGTACATAGTCAAGACAATATGCCTGATTTTAGAAAGTGGCTAGACTTCTTAGAGGGTCTTGGGTATGTGAATTATTGGCAAGACCTAAATGCTAAAAACTATGGTGTAGCACAGAATAGGGAAAGATGTTTTATGTTTTCATTCTTAGGGGAATATAATTACAAGTTTCCTAACCCTATACCACTTGAAAAGAAGTTGAAAGACTACTTAGAGGAAGATGTAGATGAGAAATACTACATTAACAATGAAAAGGCACAGAAGCTTATCCAGACGCTTATTGACAATGGAACACTGCAAAAGCACAATCCTAAGAGCAGAGCAGAGCAGAGCAGAGCAGAGCAGAGCAGAGCAGAGCAGAGCAGAGCAGACTTGTGTTGACGGAACAATCAATAATCCACAGTCAAGAGAAATATCAAACTGTATCACAGCAAGATACGATTGTGGAATATCAAACCAACAGCAGGTTGGAATTGTTGTCACGGAGAGTAAATAAAGTCGGCTTTATTGATAAAGGCACAGGACAACATCAAAGCAATACAATCTATTCTGATAATGGCTGTTGTCCCTGCTTAAATGCAGTAAATCATAAGGAACCAATTAAGGTTGTGACGAAAGGTTGATTGAATGGAGATAATAGGAAGTATATACACTGGAGTTTCATCTGATTTTCAAAGAGGCGTATATCCGATTTCAAGATGTATAAAGGCTGAACAGCACGATTTAGGAGTGGTTTTAATGAATGAAGTTAATGTACTAGGTTCTCTTGAAGCAAAATTTGAAAGTACCAACAGAATTTATGATGTAGGGGGGGTGTAGTCCGACATTGAGTACAATGCAAGGTGGTAATCAAGAGTCGAAAATTCTTGAAGCAAAGCAGTTAGGATTTATGGATAATGGCACAGGCAAGCACCAATCGAACACAGTATATGACGAAAACGCACTTTGCCCTAACATTACAACAGTTGAGGGTGGCGGTACGCAACAGATTAAAGTGTGCGAAAGTCAGATAGTTGCCATGCGTGGCAGAAATCCTGATAATCCATCAGATAGGACTACAGGAAGTCCGACAGAACAGAGATTAGAAGTAAATATGCAAGGCATGAGTAATTGTTTAATAACAGTGCAGAAAGATAATTTATTGCTTGAAAACAATATCCAAAAAGTCGGTCAAATATCGAGCAATAGTTCCCAATGCGGTACAGTTATCTCCAATAATGGCATATCGGCTAATCTTGTAGCTGGCACACATGGTTATGCGAATAGTCACATTGCTACGCAATATCGTATCAGAAAGCTAACACCGAGAGAATGTGGACGGCTGATGGGCGTATCTGATGAAGATATAACCAAAATGGCAGCAGTCAACAGTAACACACAGCTATATAAGCAATTCGGCAACAGTATTGTCGTAGATGTTATGTGTGCCATGTTTAAAAATCTGAATATCAAGCAAGGAGATACAGTATGAAAGACGAAACAAAGCAGGAAATACAGATTTTACTTGACCTACTCAAAGGCAGTCTTACAAGAAATGGTGTAAGTATGGCAACGGACAATAGCGGCAACTTGATGTTCTTTGATACATCTGCCTATGTCAGAAGTAAAGGCAAGGAATTTGACGGATTCAGAGTTAATATCAATGATTTAGTGAAGTAACAGTGTGACAGAACTTGAAGAATAGGAGCAATAATATGGCAATATATAGAAATGTTCAATTATCATTTTGGACTGACAACAAGGTTGAAGATGATTTTACGCCAGAGGACAAGTATTTCTACATATATTTGCTAACAAATCCACAGACAAATATATGTGGGTGTTATGAGGTTAGTTATTCGCAAATGACAAGGCAGACAGGTTATAACAAAGATACTATTATCAGGCTATTAGAAAGGTTTGATAAGGTACACAAGGTTATTAAGTTTGATTCAGAAACTAAAGAAGTGCTGATATTACATTGGTACAAGTATAACTGGAGCAAATCAGAGAAAGTCTTGGCAGGGGTTTTAGGAGTTGCCAAACATATTAAATCTGACGAATTTAGAAAATATGTTAATGATATGGTTGATTCCATTAAAAATGATACCCTATACATAGGGTATACATACCCTATGGAGACATCTGTTTCTGATACTGATTCTGATACTGTATCTGATTCTGTTTCTGTTAATAATAATATAGTAAATAAAAAGAAAGATAATATATATAATAATATATATATAAATATTATTAGTTACTTAAATAACAGATGTAATACCAGATATAGATACAATACGCCTAATACTAAGAAGCATATCGGGGCAAGAATCAAAGAGGGATATACTGAACAGGATTTTTACACAGTCATAGATAAAAAGGTTAATGAATGGCTTGGAACTGAAAGGGAAAGATATTTAAGACCAGATACCTTGTTTGGCACGAAGTTTGAGAGTTACCTTAATCAGAATGTCGTTTCTGAAAAGCAAGGCAATCAGAATTTCGGCAAGGGTGCTATTGATTGGGATAATGTGTAAAGGAGCGATAAAAATGGAAAAATTTTATGTTGTTACAAATGAAGATTATTTAAAAGAGCTACATCGTGATGAAGTAATAGAAAAAAGTAGAAGAGAATTTATCAAAGATTTTTTCAATCGCATAGGAATAAGTGGAAATCATTATTATATGTGTGGAAATGGTAGTGTTAATGTTGCGTTTAAGGAAAATACAAAAAGTAATATTGAATTATATATTGATGATATACAGGAAAATGGCGAAAAATTTGGCAATCAATTAAACAAGCCTAAAATGTTTGCAGGCCAAAGTATGAGAAAGTTTAAAAAAGGTTGCAAAATATTAAAGCAATTTCAAAATGAATGCATTGAAAAGGAGATAGTTATTAATGCTTGTCCTTTGATGTGCGGAGACTACTTCAAAGAAACGGAAATGGGTGGCTATTCAATAACAAGATTTAAATGCAATGGAAAACAATACTTGCGTATGAGTACTAATTGCTATAATTCATTAACTCCTTGCGAAAATGGCTTTGAAGAGATAAAAGGTAGTGAGTTTTTTAAAGCACTTGAATCAGTAAGGGCAGGTGGTAAGAATGAGTAGATTAGATGATACGCTCAATAAAATAAATTTTAGAAGTGATTATCCGTACAACGGAAAGATTGAATCACTTTTAAGAACAATAGCAATCAATAGTGCTATTATATGTGACAAATTAGATACTATTTCTAATCAATTAAAAGGGAGCAGCAATGACAAGAGAAGAAACAGTTAAAATTATCCGCATTATGTGTGATTGCTACCCTAACTACAAGCCTAACAACTTATCCGAAACAGTAGATATTTGGAATATGATGTTAGAAGCATACAGCTACAATCAAGTGTCAATAGCATTAAAAGCGTATGCCACATCTGATACAAGCGGATTTGCACCAAGTATAGGGCAGTTGATAGGTAAAATACAGACTATATCACAGCCGCAGGAACTTGACGGAATGACAGCTTGGGGATTAGTCAGTAAGGCGTTACGGAATGGCACTTATGGGGCGGTTGAAGAATTCAACAAGCTGCCGCCACTTGTAAAACAGGCGGTTGGTATGCCAGATAACCTTAAAAACTGGGCGACATCAGATTATCAGACGATAGAAACAGTAATACAATCAAATTTTCTAAGAACTTACGAAACAGTTGTTGAGCGTGCGAATGAAATAAATCGTATGCCGGACAATATCAAATCACTTATCGAAAAGACGAATGTAAATTCGTATAAGGCTCAAATCGAGCAAAAATTCCAAAGAGATATAAATACATTACAAATTAAAGAAAATGCCCTTATCGGTCAAAATACAAACGCAGAAGAGTATATTGAAGCACCTAGAGAGGTACAAGATAGAATTGACAGAATGAGAGGTTGATTTTAGTGGAAACAACGCCAATTAGTCCGCAAATGAGAATGTATTACAGACGAAAAGAAGCTGGATTATGTGTAAATTGTGGAAAGCCACTTGATATTGCCGGGGTTAAATGTAGCAAATGCCACGACAGAGCAAACAAAGATAGACGAGAACTTATTAGTTGGTATAAAGAAAATAGAATATGCCCTACATGCCGTAAAAACAGTCTTTTTGGTGATGAAAAAATGTGCATTGAATGTTCAGCAAAACGCTATACCCAGAGAATGTCAAGATACAATGCCAATCCCGAAAAATTCAAGGAAAAAGATAGAATCGAGCAAAAAAGCAAGTATCAGAGAAGAAGCAATAACGGATTATGCGTTTATTGCGGTAAAGTTAAGGCAGATGAGGGATATAAAACGTGTTCTAAGTGCCGTAACAAACTTAAAATCAAGAAACGTATAAGAGACGCCAAGAAAGGCTTAAAACTCGATGCTAAACGTGAATGGGTAATGAATGGTAAATGCTGGTTTTGCGGCGAACCGGTTTATAATCACTCAAAGTTATGTAAAAAGCACTACAATAAGTCTTTGGAGTATGCTAAGAAAAGCAAGGAAGCGAGAATAAAAAATGAGCAAGTCGGAACAACGAAGATTTCAGGAACAAATGATGAGAGTTCAATTAAACAGGCAGAAGAATAAAGAAAATAAAGAAATGTTTGGTAATGCCTTAACAATTCTGTTGTGGGTGCTGCACGATAAATTCGGATTTGGAAATAAGCGACTAGAACGACTTATTGATGAGATTGATAAATTCAATGAAGATTTCAACGCAGGACTCATAGATCCGAAAGAACTTATTGAACAGTTAGAAGAAGAAACAAAAATAAAAATTAAATATTAAGGAGTATGGCTTATGAAGTTTTCGGAACTTACTAAGCCGGAGCTTGAAAAGATATTGGAAAATGCCAATTTTACAGAAGAAGAATTGAGAATTTTCAAGTTGCTTGTGGGTAATATGAGCTTAGAGCAAATTAGCCAGAGGCTCATGTTATCCAAAGCAACAATTTCAAGGAGAGTTAAGGATATAAAAATCAAGATAGAAAGGACTGATGAAATGGTTAAAACAATCCCTATATGGGAAAAAGTAACACTGACAGTTGAAGAAGCGTCTGAATATAGCAATATTGGAATTAATAGAATTAGTACAATGCTTAATGAGATTAGTTGCCCCTTTGTTTTAAAGGTCGGAAATAAAAGGCTTGTCAAGCGTAAAGAGTTTGAGAAATATATAGAAAAAAGTAGGGGAATATAGAGATATATTGAAATATAAGCTATTGTGTAGTAATATTAATTATCACGCAATAGCTCTTTATTTATTGAAAGGAGCTAAAGAAAATGGGAAAGGATTTAAAAGGTAAAGAGCTAGGAAATGGAATCTGTCAACGGAAGAACGGAAAATATTGTGGCAGGTATGTTGATAGATTCGGTCAGAGAAAAAGCATTTATGACGATAAACTGTCAGAATTAAGAAAGAAACTTGCAATTGCAATAGCTAATAGTCAGTCATTTACAAGCATAAGAGATAACATTAAGTTGGACGATTGGTTTAATCGTTGGGTAGATGTGTACAAAAAGAAAAGTGTACGCCCCAATACACTTAGGGAATACACTCACATATACACTAAGAATATATCACCTTTTTTGGGAAATCGCAACATAAATTCCTTTGTTAAGTCGGATATTCAACAATTAATTGATATTACTGACGATAAGGGCTATGGATATGAACGGCAAAACAAAATTAAAGTTATATTATCAGACATGTTTTCAAGAGCGATGGAAGATGAGCTTATGTCCAGAAATCCAACAAAAGGAGTTAAATTGAGGGCAAAAAAGGAAGTTTTCGCTAAAGCATTAACAATTGATGAACAAGAAGTATTTTTTGAATGCTGTGCTGGCACATTTTACGACAATCTATTCAATATTGCTGTAAATACAGGGTTGAGACCGGGAGAACTTTTTGCCTTAACTGAAAATGATATTGATTTTGAAAATGGGCTAATAAATGTATCTAAGACGCTTGTATATCAGAAATACCTTGATGATGAACGCAAGGAATTTCATTTAGAAGAGCCTAAAACAGAACAGAGCAATAGGAAAGTGCCTATGAACAGCTTATGCAGAAAGCATCTTGAAAGGCAGATAAGGCAGAAGCATGTTATCAAAAACAAACAACCTAAAGAGCAGAACGACTATTTATTTACAACAAAATTTAACACACCACTTAATTCGGTTTTATACAGTGCGGCGATTGATTCTATTGTAGATACAATAAATCTTGTCCGTTCTGTTGATGAAGAAATGGAATATTTCAGCGGTCATGCTTTAAGACACACATTTGCAACAAGATGCTTTGAGGCGGGTGTGCAGCCGAAAGTTGTTCAATCATATTTAGGTCATGCAACATTACAAATGACAATGGATTTATACACACATGTTATGCCACAGAAAGCAAGTGACGACATTGAAAGAATTGTTAAAAACGAAAATAAAATTGTTGACTTTGTGAAAAACGTGGTGTAAATGCGGTGTAAATATACGCCATGCACCAACTAAAAATCCAGTATTTATGCTATTTAGAAGATTAAAAATGTATAATATTTTAGAAACTTATTATGTATACCAGATAACTCCTTATGACCTTAATGAAAGTTATGATAATTACTGTATTTAAGGAATTTTGCGGAGGATAAAATAAAAGTGCTTACTCCATCTATACGCCACATAAATCTATATATTTCTATGTATTTCAATGGCAAAATGGTGTAAAAATGGTGTACGGAAAATTTAATGGCGTACGGATAAAGGCAATTAAATAAAAGAGCTTTTGCGTGATGTAAATATGAGAAGAACTTGATAATGTTCTTCTCTTTTTTTATGCCAAAATTAAGTTAGAAAGAGAGGTAGTGTGAATGTTTTCTGATGAAGTTAGAGAAAAAATCTTGAGTAAAGAAGAATTGCAGAAACTTGACTTAGTAACATTATCTCTTGTTATCCACGCAATTGAAGAAGTCTTGGAGGAGGTAGACGATGATAAACAATCCTTATCAGACAACACCTATGATGAATAATAATTATATGTCTATGCAGAATCCATATGCAGATAGAATGAATTTTTTGCAAAATTATCAGCAGAGCTTACAACAGCCAGTGGCAGGGACACAAATGTCCTTAGCAAATCAACAACCTATGCCACAGCAGATAGCAGGCATTAACGGAAGAATAGTACAGGCAGTTGAAAATATTAATGCAAATGAAGTGCCTATGGATGGCTCAATGGCATTTTTCCCTAAGCAGGATATGTCGGAAATTTATGTCAAGGGTTGGAATGCTGACGGAACAATTAACACGATTGTGTATAAGCCTTATACAGCCCCAAAAGATAATCAGACAGTAAATTCTATGTCTAACGCAGAAAACGCTAAATTTACCCTATCAGACGAAAGCACACAGCTATTCTTAAATAAGCTTGAAGAGTTATCAGAGAAAATAGGACAGTTAGAAGATAGATTTGATAAATCTTTAGGAACACAAAGAAAAACTTCAAGAGCTCAAAGTAAAGGCGGTGATGAAGAATGAACCCAATTAACATTTTTCAGATGATAAAAGCTGGTCCGCAACAGTTCATACAGCAGATGATGGGAAATAATCAGATGATGAATAATCCCATAATGAAAAATACTATGCAGATGGCGCAACAGGGTAATACGCAAGGCATAGAGCAGATGGCTAGAAATTTATGCAAGGAAAAGGGGTTAAATGCAGATGATGTATTTAATCAGATAAAAAGTAGATTTGGTAATTAGTAGCATATTAGATGTCTTTGCAAACTACCTAGGTGACATCTTTATGAATATATTTTTAGGAGGTAACAATATGTTTTCAAACTCAAATTGTGCCAGCGTACCATTAGTCGCAAACATTGACGGCAACGGCAATAACGGCGGATGGGCTGATGGTGGATGGCTTTGGATAATCGTTGTATTCGCATTACTCTTTGGATGGGGCAATGGTGGATTTGGCGGCTTTGGCGGTAACAATGGCGGTGGCTATGTTGCGACAGCTGCTACGCAGGCGGACATTCAACGCGGATTTGATAATTCAGCAGTTATTAGCAAGTTAGATGGCATTTCCAACGGACTTTGTGACGGCTTCTATGCTATGAACAACAGTATGCTCACAGGTTTTAATGGTATTAACACAAATATCATGCAGACAGGCTATGGCATTCAGCAGGCTATTAACGCTGATACAGTCGCTAATATGCAGAATACCAGCGCATTACAGGCGCAGCTTGCTAACTGCTGCTGTGAAACTCGTGAAGCTATTCAGGGAGTTAATTACAATTTAGCAACTAACACTTGTGCTTTACAGAACACAATGAACAACAATACAAGAGATATTATTGACAGTCAGCAGGCAGGAACAAGAGCTATTCTTGATTACTTATGTACAAAGGAAAATGCAGATTTGAGAGATAAGGTACAGAAACTTGAGCTTTCTGCTTCACAGGATAGACAGAATGCACTTCTGACTACTGCAATGACAGCACAGACACAGCAGATTGTCAACTCTGTAAATCCTACAGCTATTCCAGCCTATGTTGTTCCTAATCCTAATGCTTATGCTTATGGATGTGGTTGCAATGCAGGATGTGGCTGCTAAAACTGAATAATTAAGTATCTTAATTGAGTTTAACTCGATTATGTCTGCTAAGCAGTATTACTTATAATCAAAGGGCAGACTATAATGTTTGCCCTTATTTTTATGAAAGAGAGGTAAAAATAATGGAAATAACAGGAATTGCATTACAAACAGTTGCCGCCGGAGAAGATGTTGCATTTACAGAAACACCAGTATGCGGTAGCAAATGTATAGTCCACAGACAGGGAAGCGGAATTATAAAGCTAAGAGGTATTACCAATCAGTGCAAGGCAAGATTTTTAGTATCTTATAGTGGTAACATTCAGATACCTACAGGCGGTACAGTTGGAGCTATTTCACTTGCCATTGCAGTAGACGGAGAACCTTTGCAGTCAACGCGAATGATTGTAACACCAGCCGCAGTTGAGAATTTCTTTAATGTATCAGCACAGGCATACGTTGATGTGCCTTGTGGTTGTTGCAGTACAGTAGCGGTGCAAAATACATCAGCACAGGCTATTGAAGTACAGAACAGTAATTTGATTGCAGTAAGGGAGGCTTGATATTATGCATAAATGGGCTAAACAGATTATGGAATGTGTCAAGGCTAAAGTTGACGGAATTGGAATTGACAATTTTGAAGGACAAAACCTTGACGATTTAAAGGACTTTACAGAAATAGCGAAGAACATAGCTTGTTTTGACAAAGATTACAGAATTGTTGAAGCTATGGAAAAGTCAGAAGATAACGAAGACATTATGCGTATGCTTGAACAGTACGAAGATTATCCAGACAGAAGATACTACGACCACTACCGCTATGCAAATGGCAGATTTGCCCCAAAAGGCAAAGGAACATACCGCAGAGGATATGAAGAACCGCCTTATATGCACATGTACCCAGAAGCAGAGCATATGAGGGATATGGATAGAGATTATGGCAAGATGTACTATACAGAGCCAATGTCTGAAAGTAATTACGACAGGGCAAAGAGAAACTACACAGAAACTAAGGAAATGCACAAGAATAACACGCCAGAAGATAAGGAACACAAGATGAAGTCACTTGACAGCTATACTAAGGAACTTGCAAGCGATATTACAGGTATGGTGGCTGATATGTCAGCAGAAGAGAAGAACTTGCTTAGAACAAAGTTAAGCACTCTTGTATCTAAGATATGATTTTAAGGGCTATGAGTAGCAATATTCATAGCCTGTTTTATTCAGAAAGGAGCATACAGATGTTTTTTACAATTAATGGTACAAATTGGCGAGTGCAATATGAAAATTCAAATTCGGGTGAATTAAAGCGGTCAGACAATGTTTCTGTACTAGGCGTAACTGATAGAAATACGCATACAATTTATCTGTCAAATGCCTTGCGTGGATTTATGGAACGCAAAGTGCTGATACACGAAGTGTGCCATGCAATCTGTATGTCCTATGATGTGTATTTGCCGATTGAACAGGAAGAGATATTGTGCGATTTTGTGGCAACTTATGGTGATGAAGTATTTGACATTGTTGATATGGTTTTAGGAGCAGTTAGGAGAGTGGGATAATGAGTATTGATGAATTGTTAAAGATAATCCAAAAGACTAATCCGACTATGACTAAGGAATTATTGATATACGAACTTAGTCAATGCCGGTATGCAAGTAAGGCGTTAGTACATACAGAAGAATGTTGTCAGAAAAAATAAACTGAAATTTTTTGAACGCCCCCAGGTATGACATTTTGTATTCACAATTTCGATTTTGACAATTTCCAAAATTTGGTTTAGTTTTCGTTCAAATCCTACTCTAAAAATTGAAAAAATTTTTCAAAAATTTTAAATGTGCCGTTTTCAATACCCCCGTCATATGCAATTTTGTATTCAAAAATCCGTGAAAAACTTTTCCCAAAATTTGACCTCAATTTTGTTCAGATTTGCCCTGAAAAATTGATGAAAAACTTTAATAGATTAAAGCGAATTATATAAACTTGACCGGCTACGGTTCGTGCTTATTTTGGTGTCGTGGCTTTGTAGTTTAACTTGTACGGCGGTTTTATTGCGTCGGCGTAGATTTATTAAACCTACAGAACAAAACAGCCTCAAAACGCTTTTAAATGCATTGTATAAAATGGGTATTATATGCCCTTGCAAGTCGTGGAAGCTGTCGCCAGTTCTGGAGAATCCACCAGAACACACGCCGCCCGACTAGGTACACTTGTACACCTGAAAAGGCATAAAAAGCCTTATATATAAGCATAGCATTATTATATTAATTTTTCAAGGTACACAAAGAAAAGCATATAAAAATATATGCTTAATGCTTGCGGCTGGAATTGAACCAGCCAAACCACAGCAAGCCAAAAAGGGCGCAATTTGTACGCCCTTAAAATTAAATATAACAAAAATCGCCTTGCATTCCTGCATTTATAATCATTTTCCCATCATCGCGGCGATAAACCACGCCGCAACCGCCATCATGTAAAGACCAAATAAGCCACCCCGGCGGCGTTGTTGCTTTTTCCTCTTTATAATCATAAAAACAATAATGTGGTTTAATTCCTTGTTTTTCCTGTTTAAGTGCATTATTAATTATTTCGTCATCTGTTAATAATAATTGTGTGCCGTCTTTTAAATGTCCGCAAAATCTCATATTTTCAATCTCCATATTCTTAATATTATCCCTTAAAGGAAAAACCGCCGCCGGTATCGGTCCGGCTGGCATTCTCTGCGGCGGTTAGTTTTTTCCATAATAATTTATAAAATCATTCTGTATATTGTTATCTTTAACATATTTGTAAAAGTTTAAAAGCATTACAAAGTCTCCTGCACTTATATTATATCCTTTGTTGTCTTCAGTGCTTACGCTTATGTTTCCGTCGTGCTTTGCTTGGCAAACTTCCAGCTTCCCGCCGTTGTTTGCATCAAAAGAAATTTTTCTCATTTTCATTTCCTCCATATTTTCAAAATTTCCCGGTTATCCGGTAAAGCAAGCCGGAGGAATCGAACCCCCGGAAGTGTGCCAACCTTGCAATTATTTGCTTGCTAAAATCTCCCTTGCTAATAAGTCCCAATAAAGACCATCGCCGCGCTTATCAAGCCATTTTTCAGCTTCTTCTGTACTTTCGTCTAACCATTCAGCCATAAGTTGAATAATATCGTAGTAACTATAATCAACGCCAACGCCTAAGCCTCTAAGCCATTCTATGCAAGCGTTACGCTCTCCAAGTCTTGCGACTGCCCAGCCGTATTCATTTATAAACTTGTTCTTGATGTCTTTAATTGTGTTAAGTTCTTCACTCTGTGCAACCTCTGTTAAATAATTTCTAACTGCTGCCTTAACTTCCTTGCTGTTTGTTCTTCTCATTTCTTTTTACCTGTGCTATAATATAGCTACCTTTCTTTTTGATTGGTGGCGGTTCGTTTCCTTGGTCGGGGCGACCGCCTTTTTATTTGCAAGATTATAATATCACTTTAAAAAGAAATATGCAAGCCTTTTTATAACTTTTTTTAGAAATATTTTTATTGACTTTTAGAACCTGCTATATTATTATAAGAAATAAATAAAACAATATAGAAAGGAGCTATTGTAATGCTTAAATATCGTTTTAATGTCGGGGATGCTTTAGAGCGTGCCGGGTTTAACACATACAAAGCTAAAACAAGCGGATTATTAAGTCAAGACACGCTAAAGAAGATAAAGAACGAAGATACAAACATAAACGCTAAAAGTATAAATAATCTTTGTTTGATTCTGGATATGCAGCCGAAAGATATATTTATATATGAAGAGACAGAGGAGGAAAGAGAACTAAAAAAGAAATTATAAAATATTTTAAAATATCACTTGCAAAAGTGATAACAATATGATATTATAATTATACAAATTAAGAAAGGACAGCCGCAAGTCTTGATGAAGTGATTGGAGCAGAGAACAGAAAGCCAATCGCAGAGGAAGAAATAAGCGAAGAGCTGGCAAATGATATTTTGTTTGGCTTTGAATGTGAAAAGGAAAATTAATCAAGAAAGGTTAAAGGTGTGAATATTATGGTAGTGACAAAAACATGGAAAGTCTACGGAGTAGATGGACACAGGCAAAGAGAGAGCTTCGGAAAGTCTTATAAATACGATTTTTCAGAAGGTACAGATGTCAGAATTATTGAGGTTGAGAATTCCGACAAAACAGGGACGAACGATTATTCAATTATTCGCATTACTAGAAATAGTTCTGAAGAATGTGAAGAGGAATTATACGGGCAGCTTTCCGATGGGATTTTTGAAAATTCCAGAGTTGGGAAAGTTGTGGAGATTTAATATATGTTTTAAGCGGTGTATATCTGTTATACATCGCTTTTTTAATGCCTATTGATTAATTATATTTATTGTGTTATTATATTGCTAATAATTAAATATATAAGATTTACACCCGATAATATTAGTATTGTTATCGGGTTATTTTTATGTTATTAAATATATAATAATTAATCAGCTGGAGCAGATCCAGCAGAAAGGGGAACATATGGAGAAATTACAAGGAACACTAGATACACCCGAAGTATTTCAAAATGACATAGAGCTTTATTTGTCGCAGTTTTGCGAAGAGCACAACATCGAAGACATGACCAAAGAGCCACAAAGCAGATGGAATGCTGCCCTAATGTATATTAATAAATATGTCTTTAGTGATAAAAGTATATTAAAGTTAAGTAATAATATTAATAAAAATAACACTAGCTGCATAATGGATAGTAATTTTTATATGTATGATTTAGATAAATTAGAGTATATATTATATATATATTATTATTTATGTTCTGTATATGATAAAGAATGTAGTATAATGGGATATAGTTTATTGACAGGTATTAATTACGATACATTAATGGACTGGGGAGCAGATGAGAGAAAACTAAGTACAAAAGGCTTCGATATCGTGCAAAAACTGCGCATTTTTCGTGAAGAAAGTCTATCGAACAAGCTCGCAACCGGCAACAAAAACCCCGTCGGAATCCTTGCGATACTCAACCGGCACTTTGCTTGGAATTTGCCGGGTGTCAGCAGAGAAAGCACCGCAAAGGTCATTAAAACAGCCGCAGACCTTCCACAGCTCGGACCATCTGGGGACGCTCAAGGCTCTAATATTCGTCAAATTGCACAACAAGAAATCATTGTGCAAGATGTACAAGAAATCCCGAAAAGCCAGTAAACAAGCGACTTCTAGCCGTTTGGCTCATGATAACAGCACTTCGCTAAATTAGACTTTAGCGAAGTGATAAAACAGAACATTTGAGCGATAAAAGTACGATAAAGCCAGTAAATAAGCGGATTGACAATGATTGCGTGATAATTATTTATTGCGCAGTCGCTCCGCTCTGGCTGATTTCATTGTGCATTATTCACAAACGCATGGCGTGGGGGTTATATATCCACGCATTGCGAGCCTAACTAAGTCACTCAAAAAACCCCAAAGATAAAAAGGCTTATTATATATATTTATATATACATAACCAACCAATAATAATTTATTAAACTATATACAATAACCATTATATTTATTAATATATAGCTTTGATAATAACCCATATAATATAATCAATAAATCTACTGTACAAATCTGATAGATAGGTGTATAATAGACACATCTTAATTATTCACAAGATATTCAATAAGCACATCAGAAAACGGCTAATTCAGCCGAGTAAATTCCAAAAAAATTTAAAAAATAAAAAAGAGTTAGGAGTTAGAAATGCAGGGAGCAGAGTATCAGGCTTTGGCTATGCGTACTAACGATAAAAAGTCTACAGATAGGCTTCTGAATAAGATTAATAACTTAAAGATTGGTAATCGCGGTGAAGATACGCCAGAGATTGAATTAGGTGGTGTTCTTAATGCTGCATTAGGTTTATCCGGCGAGGTTGGAGAACTTAACGACATGCTTAAGAAATGGATTTTCCATGAAAAGCAGTTAGATGCCGAACATTTAAAGCGTGAAATCAGCGATGTATGTTGGTACTTAGCTTTGATGTGCGATTCTTTTGAGTTCAGCCTTGATGAAATCATGCAGATTAACATTGATAAGCTGAAAGCAAGATACCCAGAGGGATTTGATACTTACAAAGCTAATCACAGACAGGCAGGTGATGTCTAATGAAATCAAGAAATATAATAAATATGTGCCTTAGTTGTGAAAATAGGCTGAAACTATTCAATCAGCGACCATGTAATGATTGCGTTGTAAGTGGTGGGGAAAATAACAATTTTACACCTCTCAAAGATGTTGCACCTAGTGTTAATGAAAAACCGGTAAATGACAATGTTAATCATCCTAGCCATTATGCAACCGGTAAATATGAGTGCATAGATGTTATGCTTGAGATATTTGGTGTTGAAGCTGTAAAGACATTTTGCTTGCTTAATGCTTTTAAGTATAACTACCGCACTGGCAACAAGAATGGCTTGGAGGATATTCAAAAAGCCAAGTGGTACATTGACAAATACATAGAATTGTCAGAATAGCCATATCAATGCCTCATAGCCAAGCGGTAAGGCACCGGACTTTGATTCCGTTAGCGTGGGTTCGAATCCCACTGAGGTAGTTTGTCTTACTTTTATCGTAGACTACCATCAAACTGTTTTGCATTTTACAGGGTAGTCCTCCTTCATATGCTCTCTTGGATTTGTTTCAGTTAAGGGTGGTGCAAGACCACTCGGAGAGTTTTGCCTCGTACAGAGGTGCGAAATTCAACTTATCAAGGTTCTTCCTCAATATTCCCCCAAAATATTATTGCATTTTCCCTTGATAGCCGTTACAGGCGGTATTTGCCGATATGGGATAAAGGTATTCCAATAGCTTGCTAAGCTATCCAACAGAAATGTTGTTCGTGTTCGATTCACGATGTCGGCGTTCTCACATATAAGCGAAATGGAAATATAGTTGTTGGTTACCTGTATTATCCTAAAACCAACCTGTATGTGAGTTGATGTGTGGCGGAATGGGTAAACGCTAACCGGTGGTTAAGAGAAAGGTGTGCAACAAGGATTGCTAGAACAAGTCTGGTAAATAGCTGTAAGCAATCACACCTATAAATCCGTTAGAAAATAAAAATCCATCTATCCCTATTCGTAGGTGCAGACTAACTGACGGAATCTCATGTGTGGTTCAAATCCACACCACATCAAGCGGTCGGGTCATTCCCGAATAAGCAGGCGTTGCAGTAGTCCCTGCTGAAATAATTAAAATGTTTGCGTTGGTTGATTTGCGAACAGGACGGCAAATAGCGTAATGAAGTGCCATAAATACTTTCCAACACAAGAAACTGTACAACGGATAGTAGTTCAGTTGGGAGTAACGCTTGATTTATTCAAGTAGTCACAGGTTCAAGTCCTGTCTATCCGATTACAACAAACTAGGTTAGCTACCGAAAAGCAGAACTGTGACTGCCTGTTTGTTGTTTTTGTTATTCACAGATTAAGCACAAGCGGAGTGCTGTTATCTTTCACAGGAGGTAATTTATGAATTTTAAAGAATTATTTATTGACAAATCAAAAACACTTATTGTAAACACTGATTTAGCACTTGTTTTAGGTGATTTAAACGAAGCAATAGTACTTAATCAGTTAAATTATTGGCTAGAGATTAATAAAAAGGCTGATAAGAATTTTATTGACGATAGATATTGGGTATATAACTCATACAGCGATTGGAAAGCTAAAGATTTTCCGTATTGGAGTGAAAAAACGATACAGAGAACATTCACAAGGCTTGAAAATAAAGGAGTTGTTGTATCTGCTAATTATAACAAATTGGGTATTGATAAAACAAAGTGGTACACAATAGATACTGAAAAATTACAGGAGCTTGTGGATAAATTTAATTCCGATGAGGACAAAATGACAAATCAACAGGACAATATGACAGACCGACAGGACAAAATGACCTGTCGAGAAGGACAAAACGACAGACCATTACCAGAGATTACTACAGAGAATATAGACAGAGATTATATTACAGAAAATAAATATGCTCTTTCAGAATCTAAAGATTCTTCAAGAGGAGATATATATGCTTTTTCAGCTGAAAAAGGCGGAAGCAAATCTGATGTGATTAAAAACCTTGCTGTTGAATTTGCTGATTGCGAGCCGTCAGATTGGCGAATAGAGGAGCTAAAGCATATTATTGACTATTTCCTTGAGCAGTATAGCAAAACTCAAAATATGAGCCATATACGCATTACAGAACAGGCTTTAACAAAGATAGTTATCAATTACTTTGAGCCGGTCGGTAATTACATGAGTGATAATTCTGCTTACGGATTTGATGATTACTACAAAGAACTTATAGATTATTATTTACAGACAAAATATAAGATTAATGGTAAAGAAGTGACTAAGAGTTTGCAACATTTTATGTCTGGAATGATAAGAGAAAATCTTGCACAGAAATATTTGAAATAAAGGAGTGATTATTATGGCAGCAGGCGTACACCCACTAAACAAAGATAAGTTTTATGAAGCGATTAACTTATACATATCGGGGCAGGCTTCACAAGTAAAGGCGGCAAAAGTAGCAGGTTGTAGCGTGCCGACATTTAAGAAATATGCTAACAAGATTTATGGCGGCGAGGAGCTACCAGATAATTTATGGGGGAAGAATAATGATTGAGAGAATTGCTAATCGTTGGATAAGACGCAAGACAAAGAATTTAACAAGAATACCATTGTTTATGATGACATTTAACTATCGTAAATATAAAGCAGACGGAAAGAAAGACAGTTGTATGTTTTACGCGCACCCAGATATTGCTAATGATGAATTTGTAAGGGGAAAATTACAAGAAGTTGTTAACTATATCAGAGATAACTATGATTTGGATATATTTACGAAGATTTGAGGTGCAATATGTGTAAATTTTGTGAGGAAAATTTTCCTGTCATAACGCGTTATGGTAAATTTAAGCTTGATAAGTTGTCAAATAAACCTGTAATTACATGCGACTTGAATAAATGTCCGTCCTTTGCGGTGTGTAGCAGTAAAGATATGAATGTTGAAATGGTAATGAAAATAGATTATTGCCCTATCTGCGGTAGAAAGTTGGTGGAAGAATGAAACATCAAAAAGAATGGCGCGCTTGCGACAGGTGCGGCGCAGAAATAGAAAAGCCTAAAATATGGTATGACCGAATATTCCCTTATCTAAGAACCGTAAATTTAAAAAGACCTATGTGTTTCAAAGAAATATTTGCAGAAATTGAACAAGGGAGAATAGAGCCGGTTATAAGTAAAGATGGTATAGACAGTATTATATTGGACGAATACTATTGCACGAAGACAAAGCAAATTGACTTATGCCCTAAGTGTAGAAAAGATTTTGAGAGGTTTATGAGGAATGAATGATTGTTCGAAATGTAAATTCAGCGAAGAAGATTATATTTTTGACGAAGAAACAGGGGAAGAATATCCGGTTTATGAATGCCAAAAAGGGAATGATACATCACTTGACTATGAGTGCAAGGATTTTAAGGGATACAAGCCGAGAAAATATAGAGAAAAAGATACAGAGTGCGATAAATGCGAACATCTTAAGACTTGCCGTGACAAGGGTAATGTTATTGATTGTAAGACAATCTCTGATACAAGAAGCCATTACATATGTGGCAGAACGGGGTGCATTAAAAATGAATAATTGTAATTTTACCACTTGCCGATACAATGAGAATAACTGTTGTACAAACTGCGAAAAAAGAGCGAAATGTGTTGAGGTATCAGAAAAGGTATTATGCGTTAATAAGAAAACATTCAGAAAGATTGATAATGTTAAACATATCGGCGATGATGATGGCAAACCGATAGAAACATCTGAATTTCACGATATGACTATTGGTATTGATGTTTCAGTTGATGCAGTCAATGAATACGCAAAATCAATTCTAGGCAGATACCCGAAAAATAATTATGAATTTTCAAGAGCATTAGCAATGAAAATTCTAGAGGAAACAAAATCATTAGCGAATAATGAGAAAAAGGAGTGAGATTATGTTGATAGTTGCATTACAAGATGATGTAGATAACTTATATGCCATAGGAACACAGCTACAGACCGATTTTTAGGAGTTAATCTTGGAAAGTATGAAGCTGTAGGAATTATTATGGACTACAAGGAAGATTGCACCTTTGAAGAAGCATTAGACAGAGTGGAACACCCACAACCTTTTTATGATATTGCAGAGTGCATTTGTGATGAATTAAAAGCGATTGAAAGAGAACGATTGTTTTATAAAAATAAACTTATGGATTTGCGTTTGCGTTGCCATGATAGTGCGAGAAATATATTTGACAGCGGCAATTATGGGGTGTTGCATATAGTTACGGCAAATGAATTAAAAAGCTACAACAATTAAAATTGATGTGTTGTAATAAAAACACAGGTAGAGCGTAAAAGGACGTTACGCTGTCGGCAAACCCGATTTCGAGGGTGGGAGGGAAACCGAGATTAATGACAACAAAATAATCAAATTACCGGCTGACAAATAGGATCAGTCGCTAACCAACAAAAATTATTGGCAGAGGTCTGAAAGTGCCTTTGCTTTTTTTGGAAAGTAGAGGTGCTTTTCTATGGAAACTGAATTAAAGCAGTTGATATCTGATTGTGAAAATTATATTTCCCAAAATGGAATTAATGAAAATGTGATAAATGCATATTGTGAAGTGTGTCAATTGGCGTATGGCAAGAAAAGAATTGATACCATGCTTATGTGTACTAATAGGGCGAAAAAACTCATAGAGATCTTTTGCATGAATAAAATAGGCAAATCTATGTGGGATATAGAGAAGTTTATATTTAAAAATGGTAGCTCTTTTCACCTGCTTAATAAATATTATAGTTTATTATTGCTAGAAGCAAAGAATAGAATTGTTGATAGTGGATTTAGATATTTAGAAAAAAACAGAGAACCCAGAGAACGTTTTTATATGCCCCGACGAAGACAATTTCTCAAAATGGGATTAATAGACGCATTGCAAGGAATGATTGATGATAAGTACGACATACTTTGTGTGTCACTAATCCCCGGAGCAGGTAAAACAACAATCGAAAAAATGTTTAATGCGTTAGTTGCTGGCTGGTTTCCTAATGATTTTAGCCTTTTTTATTCTCATTCTGGCGACATTACACGAATGTACTACGATGGAGTGTATGATATTGTTACAAATACAGATGAATATACGTGGAGTGAAATCTTCCCTAGCCTTGCTGTTACAAGCACTAACGCAAAGTTAGAACAATTTAATATCGGCAAGTATAAGCCCTTTCCAAGCGTGCAATGTACATCTGTCGGTAGTAAAAATGCTGGTAAAGTTCGTGCAAGTAAATTTTTGCTTGTGGATGATATGATAGGCGGTATTGAAGAAGCACTTAACCCTATGGTACTTGATAAGCTGTGGGATAAATATGCGGTAGACGCTAGACAAAGAAAAATCCAAGATACAGACGGACACAATTGCAAAGAGATACATATTGCTACACGCTGGAGTGTACATGACGTTATCGGAAGAATACAGAATATGTACGCAGGGAACAAAAGAGTTAAGACTATTGCTGTGCCGGATGTAGATCCAGTAACAGGTGAGAGTAATTTTGATTATGAGTATAGCGGATTCACAAAAGAGTTTTTTGCTGACCAACAGCTTTTGATGGATGAAATCTCTTACAGGTGCTTATACAAACAGGAGCCTATTGAACGTGAGGGATTATTATTCCCAGATGATAAAATCCGCAGATACCTTAATCTACCACACGGAGAACCAGAAATTATCACAGCTCAATGTGATACCAAGGGCAAAGGCACGGACTATTTTGTATTGCCAGTGCTTCAAAAATATGGTGATGATTATTATTGTGTTGATTGCGTGTGTGACAATACGGCAGATTATGAAGCACAATACAGAAACGCAGCGGGCGTGCTTGTAAATAATAAAGTACAAGAATGTGAATTTGAGCGTAATGCCGGTGGAGACAGAGTTGCAATGGAAGTTAATAAGCGTGTTGAGAGTGTCGGATGGATATGTAACATCACTGACACCCCAACGGAAACAAATAAGGAAGCAAGGATATTCCAATGTTCTAACTGGATATTACAGCACATTATTTTTAAAGACCTCTCACTTTATAAACCTAACGAGCCATACGGAGTGATGATGTCATTATTAAAGCAGTATTCGGTATCAGGCAAGAAACAATTAGATGATGTTCCAGACGTTTTCTCAAACTTTGCGTTAAGAATGACAAAAGGAAATAGAATAAAAAAGACAGTAATTATGTCAAGTCCGATATAACAGGAGGATTTTTATGATAACAAAGGAAGTTTTATCACAGTATTCAGACTTACAGGAAGAAGTAAAAGAAGTTAGGCTAAAGATAGAACGGCTTGAAAAAGATATAAGCAAAATTGAAGCTGGAGAAATGGTTATAGATTCTGTTAGCGGCGGCAATGGCGGTAAACAGCATTTTAAGATTGAGGGCATACCATTCCCAGAGTACAGCAGAAAGAAAACACTTCTTTATGCCAGAAAAGCCACATTGCAGTTGCTTGAAGATGATTTGCTGGAAAAAACCAATGAGGTTGAAGAGTTTATCGCAAGTGTTGAAGATAGCAGAATGAGAAGAATAATCAATCTTAGATTTTTAGAAAATAAGACTTGGAATGAAGTGGCTGATTATATAGGCGGCGGAAATACAGAGGATAGCGTAAGAAAAAGTTTTGTAAGATTTTTTGAAAAATAGCAAAGTTGTCCGATATGTCCGCTTTTATTAGTTTATTATTATATTGAGCAAAGCAAACTTCATAAACATATATAATCTTTATCGAAAAGCATCGTCATTTAATTATGGCGGTGCTTTTTGTTATGCAATGAGGTAGAAATATGAATTTTTATATGAATAAAGACAAATCAATCATGTGTCCGAACTGCCATAAGTTTTTAACTAAGGCAGATAGTAAAGACCCACGAACACATAAGTTGGCGTGCAAACATTGCCACAAATGGATATGGTATGTGCCTAACGATGATGATGATTTTCAAATTAAGGAAATACCACAAAGCAGAAGTTCAAGCGGTATGACATTTTATTAGAGGTGTAGACAATGCAGACAGGAAGAATTGCTATTTATACAGGTGCAAAAGAAATAACACCTGACAATATAATACCAATTTTGCGTGAAGCAATTTTGGAACATTATATTAATTCCAACAGAATACAGTTTCTTCTTGATTATGACGCAGGAATACAGCCAATAGTTAGGAAGAACCCAAAGACTTACAGACCAGACATTGATTGTGAATGCTGTGATAATGTGGCTAACGAGGTCACAGAGTTTAATTTAGGATTTAAGTGGGGAAATCCTATAACGCTAGTTCAAAACGGCGACAATGAGGATTCTAACCTCACAGAAGCTATAGCAGAATTAAACAGTTGCTACGAATCACAGAATGCAAGGCAGAAGCAACAGGAACTTGCAAGATATGTTGAAATCGGCGGTGTTGGATATGTCCTTATTGATGTGAATACAGAATATGAGGATGGGGAAAGCTATTTCACATATGATGTATTAGATCCAAGAACAACATTTGTTGTAAGGTCAACAGCTTATAGCGATAAGAGGGTTATTCTTGCAGGTACTTATATCAAAGACAAACATAGCGGTACAAGATATTACACCTGTTTTACAAAAGATATTCGCTATGAAATTACCGACGGAATAAAAATCACTAACGGACCAGAAAAAGGAAAAACAAAATGGGGATTTTTAGAGAGAAGTGGGGAAGAGAACCCATTACATAAAATCCCTATTATTGAATACACAAGGTCATTTGATAGAATGGGATGTTTTGAACGGCAAATATCTGAAATGGATAACTTAAACCTACTCATTTCAGATTTTACAAATGATGTCGAACAGAATACGCAGGCAGTATGGCATACAAATGATGTTGATTTCCCAGTTGAACAGGAAATAACGGTTAATAAAGATGGAACGCAACGCATTACTGAAAAAGTAAGGAAACCAAAATCTGGAGAATGGATGCAGACCTACACATCAGCAGATGGCAAAACTCCAATAGTTGAGCCACTTGCAATCAATTACGATTACACAGGTATGCTTAATAATATCCAATCAAGGCGACAGATAATCTTGCAGAAATGCAATGTGCCACAACGAAATGATAATAGCGGTGGAAGTACAGGAGTTGCAATGTCGGACGCAACAGGCTGGTCACAAGCAGAAACAGCGGCGGCAAAGCAACAACTGATTACAGATGGCTGCAAAATGGAAGAGATAAAAGTTGTTCTTGCGGCTATTAAGCTGTCAAACAATGTTAATAGCAGTAATCCATTACTTAAATTAAGGGCAAGAGATGTAAAGCCTAACATTAAGCGACAAAAAACTTATGAAATGTCAACTAAGGTTAACGCTATGGCGACATTGATAAGCCACGGATTTAGTCTTAAAGATACAGTTGATGCAATTCCATTTTTTGATGACCCTAACGATGTTGTAGCAAGAAGCGGAGAAATGGTTAAGGCATATCAAGACAGCATAATTAACAAAGACACACAGAACCAAGCAGAGGGCGGAGATGGCGAACAATCGCCTAACAAAGACCGCACAATGCAAGACTTATCAGACCAGACAGAAAATAGTCCAGTTATAGATAAGAGCAGAACTGATAAATAAATTGATATTGAGCCACAGGGTAGAAATGCCTTGTGGCTTTTTATATGTCCTAGAGAAAGGGCAATACAAATATCGCAAGAAGTTGAGAGAACAACAAAAAACGCAGAAAGCAGAGGTAAAGAAATTATGGCAGATGTAATTAACACAACAACAGAACCAACAACTAACAATGAGCCACAGAACGAAGAGCAGACACCTAGCGTAGAAGAACTTATGGCGCAGCTTGCTAGTGAAAGAGCTGAAAAAGAGAAGTATAAGAATGCTTCCGATAAAGCCAGTTCAGAAGCAGCTAAGTACAAGAAAGAACTTCGCTCGAAGCAGACAGCAGAAGAACAGGAAGCGGAAGCAAAGGCGGAAGCTGAAAAGTTGCAGGCTGAAAAGTTCGAGAACATGAGCAAAGAACTTAATCATATGAAAGCTGTCAATGCTTATCAGAAAGTTATAGGCGATGGAAAGGATATTGATTCTTTGATTGAGGCGGTTGCAGATGCAGACCATAGCCTTATAGCAACTGTAATTGCCAATGAAGTGCAAAGACAGGTTAAAGAAGCTAAGGCAGAGTGGCTTAAATCAAGACCGGCTATTAATGCAGGCGGTGGAGAAGAAAGCACGATAACACAGGAACAGTTCAACAAGATGAATTACCACGAAAGAGTGGAGTTCAAAAATAAGAACCCAGAGCTTTATAAGAAGTTCACAGAGTAGAAAACGGAGGTAAATAAACTATGCCACAGACTAAGTTAGCAAATTTAGTAGACCCACAGGTAATGGCTGATATGGTATCAGCTAAGTTGCCAAAGAAGATTAAGTTCTCACCTATTGCAAGAGTTGATACAACACTTGTAGGCAGACCAGGAAGCACAATCGTTGTGCCAAAGTATGCTTATATTGGTGACGCAGAAGATGTAGCAGAAGGTGTTGCTATGGGTACAACAGTACTTACAACATCTACAACAGAAGCAAAGGTTAAGAAAGCAGGTAAGGCAGTAGAGCTTACAGATGAATCAGTATTATCTGGTTATGGCGACCCACTTGGTACAGCTATCAATCAGATTGCTATGTCAATCGCTGCAAAAGTTGATAATGACAGCTATGACGCACTTTGCACAGCACCTATTGATTACGATGGAACAGCAGCGCCTATCAGCTATTCAGCAGTTGTAGCGGCTAATAGCAAATTTGATGATGAATCAGATTCATCACTTACAAAGATATTGTTCATCAATCCAGCACAGGAAGCCACATTGCTTAATGACGCTGATTTCAAGAGCAATGACAAGTACCCACTTAATGTAATTATGAATGGCACTATCGGTTCTATCGCAGGAGCACAGGTTGTTAAGTCTAAGAAAGTTAAGCTGGTTAAGTATGAACTTGATGATTCAACAGGAACAATCAATGTTGTAGCTGATACAACAAGCGAGGATTCAACTAATGTTCATCTTGACACAGCACTTGCACATACGCTCAAGCCAAAGGGTAAGGAAATCAAGGCAGGTAGCAAGTTAAAGGCTGTCACAACAGAATTTTATGCTTGTCCTATTGTTATCGTATCAGCAGAAGACCCTAACGAAGACACAGGTGCAGATGGCGTGTCAGAGGAAGAGAACGCACTTACAATCTATATGAAGAGAAGCGTTGAGATTGAATCGGACAGAGATATTCTTGCAAAGACAACTGTTATCTCTGGTGATGAACATTATACAGCAGTCTTGAGCAATGATTCAAAGGTTGTTCTTGCTAAGTTCGGAAAGTAAGAGGTGCTTATATGTTATTAAGACGACATAAAATCAACGCCGCAAAGCAGAGCAAAGAAGTAACAGCAGATAATGTAAGACAGGAAGCTGTTTATGGAGATGAGCTTAAATATGAGGAAGAGCAGGACAAGTTCCCTGCTCAACCTACAAGCGATTACACAAAGACAGCTATTAAGCGTATGCCAACAGCGGACTTGCAGACACTTGCCTTAGAACAAGGTATTGAGAACGCAATGGAGCTTACAGGAGCAGAACTTAAAGAACTGTTAATTGAGAAATTAGGGTTATAGGAGCTGAAATTATGGAATACACTACATTAGAACAAACTAAAATCAGACTTAAACAATTTCATATTGATACAGTCACAAATGATGATGAAACAACATCTGATGTGGTCGTGTTCGATAGCAAAGAAGATAATCCGATAATCGAGCAACTCATTAAACAGGCTACAGAAGATGTAAAAGCAAGAAGAAATTACCCCGACAGCTACACAGATGAAATGATAACCGAAGATTTGAAGAAATTTGAGAATGTTATTGTTAATCTGGCTGTCTACGACCATTCACAAGCTGGTGAGAACTACATGGCGAGTATGAATGAGGGTGGTGTCAACAGAACTTGGAGAAATAGAGATAGCTTGTTTGTCGGGGTATTTCCGTTTGCTAAAGTATTATAACGCCTATAGGGCATTACAGAATATTAAAGAAGATTGTGCGTTACCAAATGGTAGCAGGCGGCACACATTAAGGGTGGTGGGCGGTGTGCCATTATTAATTATGAAAGGCGGTATATCAATGCCAATAGCAGTAATTATAAGCATTATTTCAGTTGCTTTTTCCGTCTTTTTCGGACTGTTTACGTTGGGATTTAATCTTAAGAACAACAAAAAGTCTGACAATGCAGAACTTACAGAGCGTGTAAAAGAAAATACACGCATAAATATGAAACTTGACACAATATCAAGCAACACAACAGAGATAAAGAATGAAGTTACAGAAATGAGAAAAGAACTTAATTCTCACGATAACAGGATTATTAAGGTTGAGGAAAGTGTAAAGTCGGCACACCACCGAATAGACGGATTGGAAGCACGACTTAATGAAGATAAGGAGGTATAGCAGAATGGATATAACATCGGTAACAACAGTTGTAGCAATCGTTGTAATTACATATCTGATAGGCTTAGGAGTTAAAGCAATCCCACACATTAAGGATAATTACATTCCTATAATCGTAGGCGTTGCAGGCGGTATCTTAGGCGTTATAGGTATGTATGTAATACCGGACTTTCCGGCAAATGATATTCTTAATGCAATCGCAGTAGGAATTGTGTCCGGACTATCAAGCACAGGTGTTAATCAGATTTATAAGCAGGTAAAGAACAATGCTTGACATTAATAAGCAGGCTATGAAGTATTCACTTCAAGGGCAGACAGTAACTATTTATGAAAGAGATGATGACGGCAATATCCTTTATGAGGGATATACCGACACAGAGGGTAACTTCATTCCTTATCTTGATAATGAGGGAAATAAGATACCCAAAGTCCTTGAAGAAAAAACAGGTTTTTCAGAGCCGGTCGATTTCAAAGCAAACATATCATTCAGCGGCGGAGAAGCACAGAGTAAGGAATACGGCTTTGATACGGCTGATTTTGATGCTATTTTGCTGACGGATAGGAATATGTTACCTATCCAAAAAGGCGACCTTATATGGCTTAATAGCAAGCCTACATACACATCTGACAGCCTTGTTAATGAAACATCGGCAGACTTTACCATTGTAGGCATTAAACCAGCATTATATTCAACCAAGTATATGCTTAAAGCAGTTGTAAAGTAGGTGAATAATGAAAGATACAATAATCAATGTATTAGGAACTGAATATTTTATACATTATAGAAACGAAGAAGATGATTCGTTGCTTAGCGGAAAATGCAGAGATGGATACACTGATAATTCAACACATGAGATTGTAATTTGTAACAAAAAAGAAGATTGTGAGTTGCAAGATTATGAGAATTACAAGAAAAGTATTCTTAGGCATGAAATCATTCACGCATTTTTATACGAAAGCGGTTTAGATAGTTCGTCATATTCTTATAGTGCATGGGCTATCAACGAAGAAATGGTTGATTGGTTTGCAATTCAATCGCCTAAAATATTTAAAGTTTTTGTGGACTTAAAATTGCTATAAGGCGGTGCATTATGGCAAGACATACAATTAATATATCCTTGTCTGAAAAGTCCATAAATGAAGCTATCAGACAGCTACAACAGTATAAGCAGAGTTTACAGTATAAATGCGAATTGCTTGTTGAACGATTAGCAGAATTAGGCGACAAAACGGCAATTATGAGTGTTAATGAAAGCCCATTAGGTAGGACAGTAACATTGAGAGTTGACAGAAAGCCTATTCAAGATGGCTACCAAGCTATTTTAATTGCTACCGGTAAAACTGTTGAGGTAGAAGATAGAGAGCTATTTTACACGCTATTAGCAATTGAGTTTGGAGCTGGTATTCATTATAACGCTGTTGCTAATCCTAAAGCTGATGAATTAGGGTTAGGAGTTGGCACATATCCTGGACAGGTTCATGCTTGGGACGACACATGGTGGTTTTGGGATGAACAAAGTGAAAGTTGGAAACCTACTCACGGCGTTAAGGCTACAATGCCTATGTATAACGCCACAATGGAGATTGTTAATCAGTATAAGCAGATAGCAAGAGAGGTGTTTAGTTAATGGCGAATGCAAACGATTGGGCGATAGACCTTGAAAACACAGTCACAGCACTTGTCAAGGCTAAAACCCTAACGCAATTAAAGAAAACATACCCAAAGATAGCCATAACCAACGAGGGGGAAAACAGCGGTCAAGCAGTATTCCCAACAGTATACATTCATTTACTGCCAGCAGTAGAACAAGGACAAACGCTTGACGGACAGACAATTAACGCATTGTTAGCGACATTTCAAGTAGATGTCACCACTAACACAAGCAAATCTGATTGTCGCAAGGTTATGGCAGTAATTACAGATACATTCAAGACAATGAGATTTCAAGGCACATCAATGCCAGAGTTCTCAATCGGTAACAAAGTACATAAGAGTACCGCTAGATTCAGAAGAATGATAGCGGCAAATGACAGATTAATGTAACAAAGAGCAGAAATGCTCTTATTTTTTTGCAAATTTTTAGGAGGTAGACAAGGCAATGGCAAGTACAAGTTATAAAGCTAGGGTTATCTACAAGGAGCATAGCGAAGATGGTTTTGCAGGCTCATATAAGTTAATGGTTGCGGCTAAGTCAATTTCAGCACCAGTATCAGCACCTAACACAGTTGAAAGTACAACATTTGAAGATGATTCACAGACATTCTTAATGGGTATCAAAACATCTGACGCTAAGACTTACACAGGAAATCTTGAAAAGGCTTATTTACAGGACTTAATCAAAGCAGAGGGTAAGCAGTTAGATATTATTCAGTTATATGGCTCTGACGGATTAGGCGCGGTTGCTAAGTACGCATTTGTCGGACAGGTAACAGCAACACCTAATGATGTTTCTGGTACTGATTCAGTACTTGAAATGACAGTAACAGCAGTTCCTAACACTTCACCTATCGAATGTACAGACAAGCTTCAAGTTGTCGAAGGTGCTGGTGGCACATTCACAGTAACAAAGGTGGGGGAATGATAAGCCAATCGACTAAATCAAAGGCTGTGTCGATTGGTGGCACAAACGCCAAAACAGCCGACTACACATCATATCTTGATGATGTAACAGAATAATTATTTAAAAAAGGTAGGTGCGGTGTAAAATCCGCACCTTTCCCTATATGGACGATAGGGTGGGAAAGGGTAAAAATTATGATGAATATTAATGTAAACGGAAAAGAATACAAAGTTGAGTTTAGCTTCGGTGCAGCAGAATGCAAGGAAATTGTGCAGAAAATGTTTTCTGTCGTTAACGGTTCTTACTTACTTGCACAGACAGATAAAAGTGTTGCACAGGCTTCTTTTGACGGCTTGGCAAATATGACAGCAGATGTGCCAGAGATTTGCATTACCGCCATTTATGCAGGCTGTATTGACAATAACCCAGTAACTATGGATGAAGCAAAGGAACTCACTAGGGCATATATTACAGAGAAAAGAAAGACAGATAAGAGTTACGGATATAGAACGTTGTTTGAAGAAATCAAGAAAGCGATGGAAGATGATGGTTTTTTCGAGCTGTCAGGGATAACAACGATGTTAGAGGAAATGGCGAACAATGTGGAAGAAGCGACACAGGAACAGAAGAAGCCGACAGTAGTTCCACAGGACCACAAGAAAAAGCAGACTTCCACAAAATAATTTGGGAAGAATACTTTGTCTTAGCCAGTTCACTAGGTATTAGTTATTCAGACTTTCTTAAAATGACACCTACAAAATTATTACTATACGCAAAAGGCAAAAAGATTGATAGACAAAATCGTGATTCAGAAATGTATAACTGGTTTTTTGTCTATGCAATACCGGCTATTTCTTGCGGCATTGGTGCGGCATTTAGTAAAGATACACACATTGAATATCCGAAGCAGGCTATTTTATCAGAAAAAACGGAAGAAAGCGAAGAAGATACCTACGATAAAGAGTTACAGCGAATGTTACTCAATGAACAGAAATGGGCGGCACGAGCTGAAAAGAGAGGACTACCGCCAACAATCCTATAAAGGGGGTTAAAGCGTGGAATTAGATTCATTAGAAGTCAAAATTACCGGTACTGCCACGAAAGCTATCAATTCCGTCGATAAACTGATAAATCAGCTTGCAAGGCTGTCAACATCACTTGCAACTGTGAATGGCTCTTCACTAAGTAGCCTTGCGAGTGGTGTTAGCCAGTTAGGTTCTGCTATGCAGAATATGAACGCAGGAACAGCAGATTTTACAAGGCTTGCTAAGAACATCACAAAGATAGGTTCTGTTGATTCAGTTGCACTAACTAACACAGCTACATCACTTCAAGCTGTCACAAAGGCAGTTGCAAGCATATCAGCTATACCGCAAAATGCAACACAGGTCACAGAATTTGCAAAGTCACTTGGTAAGCTAGGCAGTAAGAGCATAGAAAACGCCGTTGTAAACATTCCAAAGCTAGGCAATGCTTTAAATGGCTTAATGACAACGCTATCAAGAGCACCAACAGTAAGTCAGAATGTTATTCAAATGACTAACGCATTGGCTAATCTTGCTAGTCAAGGTAGCAAGGTGGGCACTTCTTCAAACTCACTTCAAAAAACGCTGTATGGCGTTTCTACGAGTGCTAGAACAGCAACTAAAAGCAGTTGGAACTTGGCAAGTGCGATAGGTAAGTTTTATGCCACATATTTTATGGCAATTCGTGGTAGTAAGAAACTTATAGAAGCAATAAAGTCAACAACAGATTACATTGAAGCATTTAACTATCAAGCCGTTGCGTTTGGCAAGATTGGTTCAGAGTGGGATAAGGATTATGAAAAGTACGGATATGATAACGCAACAGCATATGCAGAGAGCTTCCAAAGCAGAGTAAATGATACTCTTGGAAAGTTATCTGGCTTAAAAGTTAATGTTCAAGGCGGTTTGCTTGAAGAAAGTGGAGCAAAGAACTTAGGACTTAACATACAAGAGATAACGCAGTATGCTTCACAGTTAGCTTCTGTCACTAATTCATTAGGACAGACAGGCGAAGCGACAACGGCAATAACAAAGTCAATGACAATGCTTGCAGGCGATATAAGCTCACTTTTTAATGTGGACTATTCAACAGTAGCACAGAACTTACAAAGCGGCTTAATCGGTCAATCAAGGGCATTGTACAAATATGGTATTGATATTACTAATGCTACATTAGCGACATATGCTTATAACTTAGGCATTTCAAAGTCTGTATCAGAAATGACACAGATGGAAAAGCAACAGTTAAGAGTGTTGGCGATATTAGACCAAAGTAAGGTATCTTGGGGTGATTTAGCTAATAGACGGAAGAAAGCTGATATAACTTATCTTCCAAGTGTTGCATAAGAATAGAAATGTCTTATGACAATCGGGCAAAATCGGTGAAGGCTAAAGTTTTCAACTATGCTAATACCGAGATAACTCAATAGATTACGAACAGGCTATTGAGTATCGTAACGAGTAGGAATTGAATAAATATAATATTCCCAAGAGTGTCCGACACTACTGCATATAGGGCAGTATGAGGTGGAAGTGGCTACCACCAAACCAAACATAATGATGTGGGTGATAATGTACTCTGAACTTATAGGAAACTATAAGAAGTATAGGATAAAGAGCCTATACGATAACAAATTTGACAATCAACTCCCCAAGTAATATGTTACGCCAGTTCAGCAACAATATGAAAGAAGTCGGAATGGTAGCAGGACAGCTATTTATCCCAATTCTTTCAAAGGTTATGCCGATAGTAAACGGAGTAACTATTGCAATCAAAAGATTATTAGTCAACCTTGCTTCTTTAATGGGGGTTAAGATTGACTTTGAGAGTTTCGGACAAAGCGGATATAAAGACACATCAGACGGCTTAGAAGATATTTCAGACGGCTACCAAGATGTAGCTGATTCAGCTAAGAAAGCTACATTATCCCTTATGGGATTTGATGAAATAAATAAATTACAGGACGATACAAGCTCAAGCAAAGGCTCAAGCGGTGGCGGCGGTAGCACTATTGATTTGACAGATGATATTACTAAGGCGGCGGCTGATTATGAAGCGGCATGGAATAAAGCATTTGCCAATATGGAAAATTCAGCAGTTGCTTGGGCTGATAAGATAGAGAAAGCACTTGAACCTGTTAGGAAGATATTTAAAGATTTTGCAATCGGGGATTTCTATGCAGCAGGACAAGATACATCTAACCTTGTGGCAGGAATTTTTAATTGGTTTGCAAAGGCTATAGATGATGTTCCTTGGTATACAATTGGACATAATATAGGAGAGTATTTAGCTGGACTTAATTGGCTTGAAATATTTTCAAGCCTTGGCAATGTGTTATGGCAAGCCATTAAAGCAGCTATCGAATTATGGAGTGGTTCATTTACGGCAGCACCAATCGAAACAACCTTAATAACGGCTATAGCAGCATTAAAATTTACAGGCTTAGGAAGTGTTTTGAAAAAGAAACTTGTTACAGTAATAGGGACAAGTATTAAAGGTGCTTTAAAATCATTCGGAACAGGTAGTATAATATCAGGAATAGGTGGATTACTTACAACAGATATAGGCACTATTATAGGAGCAGGAACAGCAACAGAAATAGGCTTAACTATAGGTGCTGGAATAGTAGGTGGAATAGTAGCTGCTATTGCTGGATTTAATTTAGGCAATTGGCTCAATGAAAAATTAACAGGTGAGAAAATAGATATGTCAATGTTCGACCAATTAGCATATCTTATAAAAGCACCATTTGAAGATTTACCTAGCTTTATTGACGGAGTGATAGAAACTATCACATTCGGGCATAAAGATGATATAGCAAATTGGTGGACTGTAAGTGTTGCACCGTGGTTTACTAAGGAAAAATGGGGAGAACTGGGAGACAATATAAAAACATCTTTAAGTGAAAAATGGAACAGTTTTTCAGATTGGTGGAGCAATACAGCTATTGTTAGCTGGTGGAATAATAATGTTGCACCGTGGTTTGAAAAAGATACATGGGTTGACGCTGTTGACGGAATGAAATTAGGAATACAAGAAAAATGGGATTCAATCGTTGGTTGGTGGAACAGTCTTGCAATTGTTTCTTGGTGGAGCAATGATGTGAAACCGTGGTTTACTAAGGAAAAATGGGAAAACTTGGCTGACGGAATTAAAAAAGGCATTCAAGGGAAGTGGGATGATGTTGTAGATTGGTGGGATAGCAAACCAGCACTTCAACGCATTTCTGTAGCTATCGAAGATTTTAAAACTAAGATACAGAACGCTTGGAACAGCTTTAAGCAGTGGTGGAATGATTTAGGACTTGAATTTCCACATATTGATACACCACACTTTAAGATTGACGGAGAATTTAGTCTTGCACCGCCTAAAGTGCCAAAAGTCAGTATTGATTGGTATGCAAACGGTGGATTCCCAGGCAAAGGACAATTGTTTGTCGCAAACGAAGTTGGACCCGAAATGGTTGGTACTATGGACGGAAGAACAGCGGTAGCCAATCAGCAGGAAATCACAACAGGTATTGCCAACGCAGTTTATCCAGCGGTTTACAATGCAGTTGTAGCGGCTATGTCAGAAGCTAACAATAATGTAAATATAACATTACAAGGTGACGCAGATAAGTTATTTACAATGGTACAAGATAAAGCTAACAGCTATACAAATATGACAGGTCAAGCAGCCTTTCCATATTGATAAAACAAAAGTATTGTGCTATTCTTTTGCTATATATAAAAAGCAAAGGGGTAACACAATATGGGAGATAAGAAACAGAAAAAGAAAGATAGTAAACTTAGCATAGTGGCAGCGGTTATGGCACTTTTTACTTTTACAATTCCAGTAGCACTTATATTAGCTATTGTGGATTTGATTAAAAGCAAAGGGAATAGGTCACAAAGGCATTTAGGTTCTTATTTTGCAATTATATTTTCGATATTAATGTTAATAGTAGTAATTGACAGAAATGGAAATAATAACAATGCAGACGGCATAAATGTTACTAAACAAGCTGCTACAACAGAACAGAACACAGATACAGTTACATATGATAATACAACGCTTAAATATCTTAAGCATGATGTAATTACAGATAGCAATGACAGAGAAGTTCTTGTTGTTTATTTTGACTTTGCAAACAATTCAGAAGATAACACAGCTTTTGCATATAATTATAATGTTACATGCTTTCAGAACGGCAAAGAACTTGATTATCCGTTAGTTAGTTTTGATATTGACGAATACAATAATATTGCAAGAGAATTACAGACAGATACAAATATTACAGTTGCAAGGATATATATACTAGAAGATAAAAGCAATGTTGATTTAGAAGTAACGCCACTGGGAGACAATAAAAAACTTATGAAATTAACATTAGAATTACAGTAGAGGGAATATGTATGTCAGTAAAAAAAGAACTAAACGAAATGTTAGAAGCAATAGGAGTGAAGAAGAAACAACAACCACAAATTCAACGCCCGCTAAATCCTAACTTTAAAGGAGTGTACAGAGCGACAGAAAACGGCTTAGTTGAAGTATATTGTCCAAGATGTAGGAGTTGGGACTGCTCTCACACACAGATTACAACAACTGTACCGCAGAAAACTAAGACAAGATATACTGTTAATCTGAATCCTTTAAGACCGTTTACATTGGTTAATAAGAAAGAGAAGATTAAGCAACAAGGTGGAACTTATTCACAGCATAGGTTTGTGTGTAACAGATGTGGGCTGATTTTTTGGTAAACAAAAGGCTGCCAGCCCGACAACTGACAGCCAAAAGTTACAATACCGCTTAAACAAGCAGTACAGACATTATATAACACTAATTGAATTAATGCAATAGAAATATTAAGGAATGTATCAGAGATGGTGCATTCCTTTTTTAATGCCTTGAAAGGGGTGGTTTGATTGATTGACGCAGTTGTGATTGAGGGGGTTAGATTCCCAGTAGCATATAACGGCTACACATACAGCAGAAATAAGATATGGTCTAAAAACACAGGAAGAAATGACTACGGCGAAATGGTAGGCACGATTGTAGCACTCAAAGACAAGATTGAACTGCAATTACCGCCGCTAACAGGTGAGCAGGCACTGTTGCTTGATAATGTGGTAAGTGACATAGATAACCCTTATCCAACAGCACAAGTCTTATTCTTAGGTGGTACGCAAAAAGAAATGACAATATACACAGGAGATGTGACATATCCGTATCTCACAAGGGCGAAGAATGAGGACGGACTAATAGTCGGAGCAAAATTAAGTTTAATTCAAAAATAAAGGAGAGTTCCACATGAAACTTAAAACAAGTGAGTTAATAGACAGATTTCAGAGTTTAAGTAACATATCGCACGACAAAACTACAGGCAGAATTGCTATGGCTGTTATGTGCAATATTAAGGCATTAGAAGAACTGTACAAGGCAACGCTACAGACCATAGAAGATACTAAGGTTAAGTATGCAGACAAGGACGACAGCGGCAATCCAGTTATCAACGATAATCAGTATCAAATTACATCAGAGAACTTAAAGAAGTTACAGGAAGAAATGCGGGAAATCAATGAGCAAGAGATTGAAGTGCCTGACATGACAATGCTTCCTATGGACGCATTCGATAAATGCGAAGAAATTACACCAGCTAAATTATACTCAATCGAGTTTATGATAAGCCATTAATTAATCAATAAAGGCGGTGTAGAATGAAGATATTAGACACAGCTATGACGGAAATTGTTAAGGGAAATAGTGCAAGATACTATTCTAAGTATGTTGTTGATGGAGAAGAACATACCGATACACTTAACAATTTCAAGTTTCAAAACATGATAAATCCCAATAACGAAATTACGATAGGTAACACTTGTGCAAGCAGTGTTACCTTTTCTATTTATATGCCAACAGTAAGCCTTGAAAATAAGGAAATTACTATATTCGAGGGCGTTAAGGTTGGCACAGAAATTAAGTATATTAAGTTGGGAATATTTACAGTTACTAAGCAGACAAGCGACGGAGAATACACAAGCTATGAAGCATACGACAGAATGTACAAGGCTGATATGCCTTACTTCTCGGACATGACATTTCCTAGTACAGATAAAGCTATTCTTAATGAGATATGTGGTAAGCTAGGTATATCTTTGGCAGCAAATATAGTCACAGCACATACTATCAGCGACAAACCACAAGGATATACCTATAGAGAAATTATCGGTTATATGGCTATGCTACAAGGCTGTAATGCGGTAATTAATTCTGACGGAAACCTTGAATTAAGGTGGTATAAGGATAGCGGTTATGTACTTGACGGACATAAGTATTATCAGCAGGGCGTTACATTTACAACGAGTAAAGATTTTATCATACAAAAACTGACATGTAATAATACCAAGAGTGGTTCCACAGAACAAAGTCAGATTACTTCTGGTGACGGAGCGACAGGACTTAGTTTTGCCAATCCGTTTATGACGCAGGCAATTCTTGATGAAGTCTATAAAAAGATAGGTGGTTTTACATTTAGACCGCTTACAGTTAAGTTTGTCGGTGATTACCGACTAGAAGTTGGTGACATTATAACTGTCAACAAAGGTGGCGTTGACTACAAAGTGCCTATAATGCAGATTACGCACGAATGCGACGGCGGCTTAATGGATACTGTTACATCTATAGGTCAATCTGACGCGGAGAATACAAGTGTTGCTTCTGGTCCTATTACTAAGCAGATGGAACGGTACTATGCCGACTTGATACTTGTAAATAAAGCACTTATCAATAAGCTATCTGTTGATGAAGCTGATATCAGATACGCAAGCATTGAAACCTTAAAAGCTGTTAATGCTGATATTGATAACCTTAAAACAAATAAACTAGATGCAACATATGCAGATATCATTAATGCTAATGTGGAAAGCCTTAAGGCTGTTAATGCGGACATTGCAAATCTTAAAGTAGATTATGAGAAAGTTGGCATACTTGACGCAAGTGTAGCTGATATCAAGACATTAATATTCGGTTCAGCAACAGGAACAACAATAACAACGGATTTCTCTAATTCTGTTATTGCTGTTTTGGGAGAAGCGCAGATTAAGTCAGCAATGATTGATAGTCTTGACGCAAGCAAAATCACAGCACTTGACATTAATACTACTAATGTACTTGTTCACAGCGAAGATGGCAAGTCACAGTGGAAAGACAATACAATTCAAATATCTGACAGCAATAGGGTTAGGGTTCAGATAGGTAAAGACGCTAATTCAGATTACAACATGTATATCTGGGATAAATCAGGCAATTTGATGTTTGACGCTATTGGATTAACAGACAAAGGTATTCAACGACAGGTTATCCGTGATGATATGGTTAAGGATAATGCTGATATTGCCGCAAGCAAGTTAAATATAGAATCGCTGTTCAATGTTATCAACAATGATGGTTCACACACGCTTAATTCAACGAAGATATATGTTGATAGTGAACAGCAAACCCTTGATAGCGTATTTAAGAGTATTCAGACAACCGTTGGCGGCAATTCTACGTTATGGGGTTCGGCTATTAAACAATCTAAAGATTTTATTGACCAAAAGTTGTGGTGGACTGATATTCGCAATGGAGAGTCTATCGAAAGCAAATTCAATACAGTTACAAGTACGCTTGATAGCTTCGGCGTGCAAATAGGAGATGTTTACAAGCAACTCAACGATGATTTCAAGGTATATCAGGTGACATACGAGCCGACTAAGGATAATTATCCAGCTAATGAGTGGAGTGTACCTATATATCCAAGCGATGATAGATACCCTAGTGATAGCACATGGGAATACACAGAAGCAGAATATGATAATTATGTAGGCATTATAGCGTATTGGGAAGCACAGAACAGAGCGTGGCGTTGGATTAAAAAAATAGACGGAACGCACGGTTGGAAAGAAATATCTTCAACCGAAATCGCTTATCTTCTTAATCAAAATGCCGCGTTAAAGGTGAATCTTAATACAATCAGCTCTGAATTAAGTAAGACACAGATTGATATAAGAGACAACTATAGCACTACTGTACAGGTTAATAACGCTATTACACAAGCAGTTAGTGCAGAAAGCAATAGTATTAAGTTAGAAGTGTCTAATAATTACGCTACAAAGAAGAGTCTTGAAAGTTATGCCACAACTGACAGCCTTAAAAGCTATGCTACAACAGCAAGTCTTGACCTTTATATCAAGAAAGACCCGACAAGCGGAGAACTCAAATCTGCCATAGAAGCTATTGCAGACGATATAACACTTAAAGCTAAAGGCACAATTAATATTAGTGGTAATAAGTCTGTTAATATCAATGGTAATCTGTTCACGCTTACATCTACTAATACTACTATTTCAGCAGATGGTTCGATAGACTGTAAGAAGCTAAAAGCTGTTGATGCTGATTTAGAAGGCACATTTAAAAATGTAAATGTAACTGACGGAGGTATTACAATGACCACTACTATTATTGGTGGTGAATACCTTATGAAAAGCAGTACAGGTGCATTTTTACAGATACAAGGACACTACATTGAAATGTCAAATGATGATGGTTCAGGAACGAACTGGATATTAAGTAGAAGCGAATGTGTTTTTAATGACTATTTAAATGTTAAGCTATATCACCCTTCACTTAAAAACTATATGCGACCTGCTTTGTCTATGAGCAATCCAGTAACATTTGATTGGAGCGGAAGCGTTTTAACTATATATGTTGACGATGTAGCTGTCGCTACATGGGATTGGGCACAAAAAAATTGGTATTAAATCTGCACAGCGGTAGAAAGGAAAACAATATGTTAAGTATAACAAAGACAACAAACTTAAGCGGAACATCAGTGATTAATGGTCAATCAGCCATGACAATGTATGCGGCTGTGCCGGAAACTGGTTCACTGACAATTAGTCAGACAATTACTAACAAGGAATTATACCTTGCAAATCAGACACAATGTGATAATGATTATGAGAATTTTAAATCAGAAGTCAATAAGCTGCTAAAGAGTGAACAGCAGACAATTGATTCAGATACGATAAACGCAGTAGGAACAGTAACAGAGTAAATCATCAGAGAGTGTGGGTTTAAGCCTGCACTCTTATTTTTTAGGAGGCAAATTATGAGCTTAACTGGATTTCTTTCGTACAGCCGTGTAAACTGGCAACAATCGCCAAGCAAAAGTACTCCCTGGAATGCAACAAACTTAAATATAATGGACGCAGGTATTAAGAATAACAATGATATGATTAGTAATCTTCGTGATGAAGTTACGCAACTAAACAGTAATATTGACGTTAAAAACTCTTTTTGCAAAAATATTGCAAGTGTAGATGGTACTCTTGAAGGTTATGGCTATAATTATTGCTATTATAATAAATCTACCAAAACAGGGATTTTATACTATGCCTCCAAAATTGAAACACAAGATTCTACACAGAATAATTTTACAGGATATTATGACATAGAAACAGTTCTTGAAAATATGGGTATTAGCTTTAGTAAGATATTAGAAAGCAATTATACTCCTTATGATGCCACAGGTGTAGTTCGAGCAAAGTTGATAGGCTATGGAACAACATTGTTATATAGCTCTGCAAATCAGAATTATGCTTTTGCTCGATATTATACAAAAGATGGTAATAAAGGAGCATGGGCAACCACCGAATTTAAGAAAGGCGATTATATTACAGGCTCACTTATATTTAGTTAAGTTTCAGATACTGCCTTAGTAATTGCACCGGTGCATTTAATATTATTGCAGTTTAGTCGCGGAATGAGCAATTAGTAAGGTTGGCAGTGCCGCATAACATTAACAATATAATATTCGCAATCAAGCACCCCAGCGGAAACACTGGGGTGCTTTTTTGATACACATTTTTCTAAATTTAGGAGGTAAATTCATGAGTAAATTATTCGGAATTGACACATCAAGGTGGCAGGGAGACTTTGATTTCAAAGGCGCAAAGGATAATGAGGGTGTAGATTTTGCCATTATCAAGGCAGGTGGTGCTGATGATGGCTTATACGAAGATAGAGAGTTTGAGAGCAGCTATAACAAGTTGGAAAGTGCAGGAATCCACAAAGGAGCCTATTTCTTTGGTAACGCATTAAGCACTGATGAAGCTGTAAATGAAGCCCGATATTTTGCACAGCTTTTAGCAGGTAAATCATTCTGCTACCCAGTATTCTATGATGTTGAAGCAGGCATGGTTACTGGCAACGACCTTACAGACATTATTATGGCGTTTCTTGATGAAATGAGAAATGCAGGATATAAGAATGTCGGCTTATACTCATATGAGAACTGCATTAACAATTATGTAGATATTTTGAGAGTAAAAGAAGCTGGTTATGCCGTTTGGGTAGCAAAGTATTCAGATGCAGAACCTAGAATTGCCGTTGATTATGATATGTGGCAGTTCGGTGGAAGTGTTAATTATCTTAGAGACGCACAGATTAACGGACAGACAGTAGACCAGAACTATTGTTACACTGATTATTGCACAGACCATGTTGTTGAAGACATTACAGTACCAGACTATGAGCCAGTACCAGACACTAAATACCATAAGGGCGATACAGTTAAGGTTATTAACGCTATCCAGTACGATAATGGTGAGCCATTCAGCACTTACTATGATAAGTACAGTGTCTTATCAGCTAGTGGCAGAAGAGTTGTTATCGGTGTTGACGGCGTAACTACTGCTGCTATTGACGAGGATAACATCAGCCTTGTTAAGTGCATTTATGACAATGACAATGACGTCAACACGGATACAGTAAGTCGTGGTGACGGCAAGAAAGTCAGAGTGCTTGATAACATTGATTATGACGGTGCAAGATTTGCGGTATATTATGATGAATATGATGTAATTGAAGAGGACGGAGACAGAATTGTTATAGGTATCGGCACAACAATCACAGCCGCTGTAAATATTGCTAACCTTGAATTTGTCGGCGGTACAAGTTCTGATGATGCACCTACAGATATCCCATTCAGTGAAGATATTGAAGGGGGTAGCACGGTGAGATTTGTCGGCGATACTGATTATGACGGCACAGTTATTAAGGCTTGGTTTGATGAGTATACAGTATCAGAAAGAAGCGGAGACAGAGTTGTGCTTGTGCATGACGGAGAATTATTCGCAGCAGTCAATGTAACTGATTGCGAATTAGTGTAATCTTAATAAAAATACCGGGAGTGTAATGCTCCCGGTAATATTTTAATTATTCAAATCTATCATAACAGCTATAACAGCAGGAATGGTTGTTATGGTTCCGTTTGTTTTCTTAAATTCCATACCACCCTCAAGAAGCGTTCCGTACATTGTCACATTATCACCAACAAGCAAATTATAATCAAAATCGTCTCTATAATATGTCAAAACAACAGTATCATCATTATTGCCATCAACAGCTAAATAATAGCAAGCAATATATTCACTAGATTCTTCACCAGTATGCGTATTTCCGTCTTTATCTTCGACCTCTCCATCATATTTTAATTCCGCTACAATATTGCCTGTCAACTTGAATTCTTTATCAATATACTTATTAGGTGTACGCTTGAGCATTTCAACAGTTATATCATCAGGATATACGCTCTTATCTCTTGATAATAATGTTTCTTGTTCTGTCTGGACTTCACTGGTACTTTCAACATTACTATCAGAAGCACCATTCTGACACGCTACAAGGCTCAATAAGCACATGACAAGCATAATGCTTACAATTCTCTTTTTCATAGGCAAATCCCCCTTAAATTTAATTTAACTAATCATATCACAATATGCATAATTTGTCGAATGTTGTCGAAATTTGCGATATCTTTAAGTTGATTTTTACATTATCAGTATTTATAATAATAATTGTCCGAGAGAGTTCGGACGAAATCTTCAAGTTTCGGCTAGGTGGCACTGTTTGATTGGCGTTGGCAGTGTCACCGCTGAAAACTGTTAATCTACTGGGGGTAGGTTGACATGCAAGAACAGATGTTCTATAATAACCTCATTATTGTAGCCAAGGGAGGGGATATAAAATGAATATGGAGGAACGCAAAAATGAAATTTACAGCTTGATAAAAGAGGTTAATGATGAAGATGTAGTGGAATACATCTTCAAAATTGTAAAAGACATAACAAAAACTGGCACAACCTAACGACTGTACCAGCAGTACACACAGAAAAGTAAAAGAGCATTGCAATTTGAATCGTAAAGTGTTTTAATTAAAGTTCATCATAGGCAAGTAAACCAAGTTTTGTCACAGTTACATCTTCAAGAGTTTGAATGATATAACCTTTGCGATTGAGTTCTTTCATAAACGGCAACATCGAAACCATATCAATGCCAAGACTATTGGCGATGTCAGCATAATCAGTGTTGCCGTTTTTATTCCTTTTCTCTACTATGGCTCTTAAAAAATCTTTCGATTCAATCATTTATTACTACTCTCCTTTAAATAAATTAATTAAACCGAGAACATACTTTTGCTGTTCGTCACTTAACTCAAAAAATGTTTTTAACGAGTGTAATAATTTTTTGTCATTTCTGACTTTAATCCACAAATCAGCTTGTTCAGACAAAATAAGCTGTTCTTCTTCGCCAGTTCTTAAATATTCGGCTGATACACCTAAATATTCAGCAATTTTTCCCAACCTATCATCTGGTAATGTGCCTTTACGCAACTGACCTATATATCCGTTAGCAAAACCACATTCTAATTCTAATTTATGTATTGAAATCTTCCTTTGCTTGCATAGGTCTTTTACTCTTTCTACTGTGTTCATTTGCATTTTCCTCCATTTTTTAGAGTTTCACCTAAAAAAGGTGTTGACAAATTAGAGAACACTCTATATAATAAGTTTAAAGGTTAGGGAAAAGCCTAAAAATAAACTTAAAGGGAAGTGTTCTCAAAATATGTTTCTCGACAATTCATATATTAGAACTTTCTCTAAAGATTGTCAAGCTTTTCTCTAAATCTTTATCAAATAAAGAAAGGAGAAGTCTATGTTTTATCAAAATGTTGTTGCTTATTGCGAAGAAAATAATTTGTCAATACACGCATTTGAAAAAAAATGCGGTCTTGGCAACGGGGTTGTAGGCAGATGGAAAGATAATAATTCTTTACCAGCATTAACTACAGTGCAAAAAATTGCAGAAGCAACAAGAATCCCAGTTGAAAAATGGATTAAGTAAAAAGAGGCAACAATGAAAGACTTTGTGATGCTGCATTGATAACATTAATAATCGCTGTTGTTCTTGCGGTATTAAATTTTTCACTTACGATACTGGACTTATTATTTTGATAATAAGCAGAAAGGAGTAAGAATAGAGAACATTTCTTCAATCCCTAATAGAATAAGAGGATTATAGCACAAAGTACAAACAGATTAGAATTTTTGATATTGATGCAATAGAAAAGTGATGGTAGCGGTAAATAGTTGCAAACTTTTATTCAAACATCATTGGTTCTTTTCGACAGGGATAGCGCCCTGTTCGTATCAAGTGTAAATTACCTACCAATTGGGAAGTGTCTACCATCACCTTTCTATTGTATCAATAAATATAAAGTTCTACAAGTTACAGCAGATAGGAATGAGCAGAATTGCTCAAATGCACCTTAAAAGGTCAAAATATATCACACATTATTTAGAAAGGAATGTTTATGGAGCTACAGATTTTTAGCAATTCAGAGTTTGGAGAAATCCGAACCATTACTAAAGATGATGAACCTATGTTTTGCTTGGCTGATGTATGCAAGGCATTGGAACTTACACAGCCGTCAAAGGTTAAAGAGAGGTTGAACCCAAAGGGTGTGAACAGTATTCCTACCCTTACAAAAGGTGGAGAACAAAAGCTGTTATACATTAACGAGAGCAATCTTTACAAGACAATCTTTCAGAGCAGAAAAGAGAGTGCAGAAAGATTTACAGAATGGGTTACATCAGAAGTGCTTCCATCAATTCGTAAGAACGGCGGCTACATAGCAGGGCAGGAAACAATGTCTGATGAAGAACTCATGGCAAAGGCACTTCTTGTAGCCAATAACAAGATAGCTGAAAGAGATAAGATAATCGAACAGAAGCAGGCAAGAATTGAACAGATGAAACCTAAAGAGATTTTTGCGGACGCAGTAGCAACAAGCCATACATCAATCCTTGTTGGAGATTTAGCAAAGTTGATTTGTCAGAATGGTGTGCAAATCGGGCAGAAGCGATTATTTGTATGGTTAAGAGATAGGGGCTATCTGATTAAGAGTGGCAGTTCTTACAATATGCCAACGCAGAGGTACATTGAGCAGGGGCTATTTGAAATCAAGGAAAGCAACCTTGTTAATCCAGATGGAAGCGTAAGAATTACACGCACGCCGAAGGTAACAGGCAAAGGACAGGTTTACTTTGTGAACAAGTTTCTGAAAGGAGATAACAGTGTTTCCGTTTGACGATTCATTAACTTTTGATGAAATACAGGACATTACAAGACATGAAAGCGAGAGGGTTATTGCTGTTACAGGCGGCAAGGTTAGCGACATAAACTTGATTAACGAAATCTGCATAGATTTATATTTACAGATAGAACACGAAGTCGGGTGTCGTTTTAGCTGTATTAAGCATGATGATTTAGCAGATGTGCATGAGTTCATTGATTCTTACGAACCGCCATTGTGCCTAATGAAAAGGATAAAAGAGTATGAAAGAAAAGATAATTAACATATCCGCAACACTGGTAGGAATCAGCCTTATAGCGTTGATTCTAAGACCGGTACAACCGCAAGCTAAGATTAATCAGCAGAGTGCAGTGTTAAGTGAATGCTACAACTCACATGTTGATTATAAAGTTGAAACTGGAGAGATAAGTGTTGATGAATATGAGTTATCGCTTATGGCGCATTTACTGATGGGCGAATGCGGAGCGACGTACAACGACGATGAAATGCTATATCTTGCAGGAGCCGTTGTTTTGAATCGGGTACAAAGTGAGTATTTTCCTAACAGCATTGAAGAAGTCATCTATCAGTCAGGGCAATATCAATGTACAGAGCTTATAAACAGCGGATTCTATAAAGAGCCAACAGAAAGGTGTTGGAGAATAGCAGAAGAATTATTAATAAGCGGATATGACATACCTAGCAATGTGTTGTATCAAGCTGAATTTAAACAAGGTAGCGGTGTTTATAAGAAAGTGCAGAACATGTACTTTTGTTACAGATAAGGAGTTTGTTTATGGAGAAAAGAATAAGAGAAGAATTATTCAACTTAGGCATTCATTCTAACAGAAAGGGTTATGTATACATTGTTGATATTATGAGCAATCTTGATTCTGCATTAGCAATAGGTGACGCAGTTAAGAAAGTTGCCGAAAAATACAGCAAAAGCAAGGATTCTATCGGAAGTGCGGTGAGAAATGCTATTAAGACAGCAAATCATAGCCTTGAGGTATGGAAGAATTACGATTGCCTGACAACAAAAGGATTCATTACAACAATGTATTACAGATGTAAGGAGAACAATGAGTAGTATTAAAAGAATTATTAAGCTGAACAGAAACAGACAAAGAGCTATAAAGGAAAAGGATTTTAGAAAATTCTATACTTTCAGCTGCAAAATCCATCTGATTGAAAGAATGGATAAAGTACCAATAGGAAGTTACATATTAAAGTAAGGAGAGGAAGAAATGGAAAATGCAATTAATAACAATATCACATTAGCAGGAGTAGTTGAGAAAGAGCCAAAGTACTCGCATGAAGTACTTGGCGAGGGGTTTTATGTATTCATGCTCAAGTGTTCAAGAACAAGTGGTAACAAAGATACATTACCGGTAATGATATCAGACAGACTTGTTGATATCAGAGAAATCAAAGTAGGACAGGTTGTCACAGTTTCAGGGCAGATAAGGAGCTTCAACAGGCATATTGATGATGTGAAGAGCAAGCTGATTTTATCGGTATTTGCAAGAGAACTTGAAATACTAGCACAGGACGCAACCGAACTACCATTTGAAGAAAATATCAATACAGTTATACTTGATGGTTTCGTATGCAAACCACCTATATACAGATGTACTCCAAAGGGCAGAGAGATTGCGGATATCTTAGTAGCAGTAAACAGACCATATGGCAAATCAGATTACATACCATGTATAGCATGGGGAAGAAATGCGAGATTTGCAGGTGGGCTTGAAGTTGGAGAACACATTCAGATCCAGGGAAGATTCCAGAGCAGAGAGTACGCTAAGAAGATAAGTGACAATGAGATTGAAACAAGGGTTGCTTATGAAGTATCAGTAAGCAGAATTGATTACGCAGAGGAGGGTGAAGCCAATGCATAGTGATATTACAGTTAGAGATTTAGCAAGTATGGCTATTGATGAAGATGTGGTATGCCAGATATGGACACCACAGCAGGGAACAGTATTTAACGGTTCGTTTGAAGAAGCTAAGTATTCAGCCTATGCGGATAGGGAGATTGATAACTTCCAAGTTGAAGATGGCGTATTTGTTATGAATATATAATAAGGAAAGGATATTGTTTATGAGAGCAACTTTAAAAAGAGTAGTATTAGAAAACTTTATGTGCTATGCACACGCAGATTTTGATTTTTATGCCATTACAAAGATTATGGCTAAGAATGGCAAGGGCAAGTCGACTATTGCCACAGCTTACTTGTGGTGCTTGTTTAACTGTGATTATGAGTTAAAGGATAATCCAGTTGTCAGACGAGAAGTTGACGGAAAATCCGTTGATGATATGGACACAAGCGTTGAACTTACACTTGATGTTGACGGAAAAGAAATAACTATGAAGAAAGTGCAGAAGCGTACTTATGGGGAAACTGTAAAGGACGGCGTTGTTGTGACAACTGTAAGCGATACTAACTCATATTACATCAATAGCGTGCCAAAGACATTAAAGGCATTCAATGAATATCTTGATGTTAATATGAATATTTTAAAAATGTGTAGCAATATCAATGTATTTCTTACGCAGAAGCCAAAGGAAATGAGAGAATATCTTTTCAGTTTAGTAAAGAAAACAACCGACCTTGATATGGCAAAGTCTAAAAGCGAACTTGCTGAATTAGTACCACTTTTTAAAAAATACACATACGAAGAAATACGCGCTATGAACAATGAAATCAAAAAAGATGTTGATGATAATGCCAAAAAGCTGAAAGGGCAGATTGAAGAGAAAGAGCGTGATGTACAGATTAAACAGGGCATTGATGTATCTGACCTTGAATTGCAGAAGAACAGCCTTAAAGAACAGATTGCTGATTGTGTGGCAAAGCAGACAGACAATGACAAGTTGTTAGCTGAATATGACAAGGCTAGTGCTGATATTCTTGATTTGAAGTTTAAGCAGGGAGATTTATCACGCAAGGCTAATGAAGATAATGTTAAGGCTAGGAGGGAGATTGAGGACAAGATTTCTGATAAGAAGTTTCTCGTTAAGCAGACAGAAAAGACTATTACCGATACAGAAAGTTGCATTGCTAGTTCTGAAAAGACTATCGAGAGCATTAAAGGATATTTACAAACAGAGCGTAACAAGTGGAAAGAAGAGAATGAGCGTAAGTTTGACGAGAATAGCCTTATTTGTCCTTATTGTGGCAATGAATATAAGGAAGATAAGAAAGAACAGTTAAAGGCTGATTTTGAAAAACATAAGGCTGATAACTTAAAGACAATTACTGACAATGGCAATATGTACAGTGAACGATTAAAGAAAGAGAGGAAAGTGCTTACAGAACTCGTGTCAGAGCTGCCACAGCATAAAGAAAGTCTTGAAATGCTGAATACAGCCATTGCAGACCTTAAGAAGCAGTTATCAGAACTTCCACAGGAAATTGATGTAACAGCCACCGAAGAATACAAGGCACTTGAACAGAAGATAACTGAAAAAGAAGAAGCTATGCACAAGGCTAACGATATTTCGGCAGTTAAGGCAGAATTAAAGGCACAGGAAACAGCTTTAAGGCAGCAGTTAGCAGAATGTGAAAGCCAGATTGCAAAGGCTGATACGGCAGCGGACGAACAGCGACTTGAAGAATTAAAGCAGACAAGGATTGATTCTGAACAGAATAAGACTAATGCCGAGAAAATCCTTGATTTACTTGATGAATTAGACAAGGTAAAGAACGAAGCCTTGACAGAGGCGGTAAACAGTCATTTTGAGTTGGTTAAGTGGCAGCTGTTTGAGTATGCTAAAAATGGCAATTACAAGAGTTGTTGCATACCTACAGTTGACGGAAAAAGCATTTTAACAACTATGTCTAACAAGGGTAACAGGATTTTAGGCAGAGTTGATATTTGCAATTCTATTCAGAAGATTAGCAACATATCGGTGCCAGTCATTCTTGATGACACGGAAAACTTAGATAAAGCAAATCAGAAAAGGATTGCCGAAATGGTAGATAGTCAGTTGATTATGCTAATTGTTAATGATAGTGAGAAATTAGAGATTGCGGAGGGATAAGCACTATGAATGATAGATATGTTGTAGAGTGTGAATTTGAACACGCAGGATACAAATGCGTTGTCATATTTGGAAGTTTCGGGTACAGATGCGGTTATGTCGGCATTCCAAAGAATCATCCATTATACAGAAAGGATTACAGTGATTACCTTGAAATCAAGAAAGCTGATGTCGGAGACAGAGAAGTAAGTGGGATTCTTCCTTTGCTTGGTGCTTGGCTGGATGAAGATGAAAGAATCCGCATTGAAGCATATTTTCAGTGTCACGGTGGCATTACATATGCAGGTGGTGGAGAACATTCAAGTTATCCAATCGAGAGTGATTTATGGTGGTTCGGGTTTGATTGTGGACATGCAGGAGATAAGTCGGATTTGGATTATGCGATGCAGAAGTTTCCGAACCATAGAAAAGAGCTTCAACTACGGAAAATGGTTGAAAGTAAATATCCGATTGATGATGTTATCCGTACAGAAGAATATGTAGCAGAAGAGTGTAAGAAGTTAGCAGAACAGTTGAAAGAATTTGAAGAAAGTGAGGAATGATGATGGGCGTAAAAGGATATAAAGCATTTAATAAAGGAATGATATGCAGAGGTAAGCAGTACGAAGAGAATACTACTTATGAAGAAAACGGAAATGAAATATGCGAAGCAGGCGTAATGCATTTCTGTGAAAACCCATTTGATGTGCTGAATTATTATCCGCTTGTTGATGAAAATGGTGACATTTCAGATTTTGCAGATGTTGAAGCTATTGGAGATATTTATAAAGAAAAGAATAAAGCAGCCACAAATAAGCTTCATATTGGTGTGAAACTTGGGCTTAAAGGGTTTATTAAGGCTTGTGTAGATTTTACTATTGAAAAAGTAAGAGTTGAGTCTGGTAAAGATAACGAAACTGATAGTAGTGGAGATTTCGCACAGATAGGTTCAAGTGGAGATTCCGCACAGATAGGTTCAAGTGGATATTCCGCAAAGATAGGTTCAAGTGGATATTCCGCAAAGATAGGTTCAAGTGGATATTCCGCAAAGATAGGTTCAAGTGGATATTCCGCAAAGATAGGTTCAAGTGGAGATTCCGCAAAGATAGGTTCAAGTGGAGATTCCGCACAGATAGGTTCAAGTGGATATTCCGCAAAGATAGGTTCAAGTGGATATTCCGCAAAGATAGGTTCAAGTGGAGATTCCGCAAAGATAGGTTCAAGTGGAGATTCCGCAAAGATAGGTTCAAGTGGAGA